TCACGCCGCGGCAGTTCGCAGGATCGTCAGCGTCGGCGTCGTCCGGTTCGCGGTCGATACCTTATTCGCCTGCGCTATCAGGCCTTCCAGTTCGGCGGCCGAGTAGTGCGTGGTGACGCTGTCGGACTTGTGGCCCAGCAGCGCCTGACGATCTTCCTTCGGCACGCCGGCTGCACGCAGCCTGCGCCCGAAGGTGTGCTTCAGGTCATGCACGCGCAGCTTCTTGAAGCCCTGCCGCGCGGGTTTTCCGAACTCGGCCTGCCAGGCTTCGGCCGCCCGGTTGCGGGCGCTGCGCCAGGCGGTGGCGTTCATCCGGTGCATCGGCCCGCCCTCGTCGCCGTATGGGAACACCCATTCGTCGCACAGGCCACGCTGCCCATCGATCACGCTACGCGCCACGTCGTTCAGCACCAGCACCCGGTATTCCCGGTTCTTGACGCCAGCCTGCTCTGACCGACCACCGAACTCCGGCGGCACGATGAACACGCTGGTCGTCAACTCGGGCACCTTCACTTCCCAGTCCCAGCGCAGCTTGCACACCTCCTGCTCGCGCGCCCCCGAATTGACGTTGAACAGCGCCATCCGTTCGAGGTAGTCCGGCAGCTCGGCGAACAGCAGGCGCTGTTCGTCCCAGTCCATCGGGTAGGGCTCGCGCGTTCGGCCGCGCTCGGCTTCCATCGTGATCGCCGGCACGACATCGATCCACGGGCGCTTATTGGCATCGCGCCAGGTACGTGCGCACAGATGCAGGATGCGCACGACGCGCTGCAGGGCGATGTTGATGGTGCGCGGTGACGATGGCTTCTTCGTCTTGCCGCTGGCCATCTTGCCGCCCTCGCGCATCCACTGGCGGAAGGGCTCCAGTGCGTCGTCGTCGATGTGCGTCACCGGCAGTTCGCCGATGAAGGGGTCCAACTGCTCCAGGTACGTGGCGGTGAGCCCGATTGACGGCATGTCCTGATTCTCCAGCAGGTAGCGCGTCGCGGCGTCGCGCCAGGTCTTCACCTGCCGCACGCCGAAAAGCTGCTGCTGCCGGCGCTGGTCCAGCAGGTGAATCAGGATCTGCTCGGCTTCTTCGAGCGAACCAGTTCCAGTGCTCTGGTAAATCCGTTCTCCTTTGAAGACCTTGTTGATGTGCCAGATGCCGTCCCTTTGCGTGAGGCCCGACATCCGCTTTCCCGTTCTCGCCATGGTTTTTTTGCTCCTGCGTTTGCATGGCGGCGCTCGCTCGCGGGCTCAGGATTGCCCGGTCGCGGCGCCTTGTCAATTGCGTGGCGGGCGACGTATGCGTCCGCGAATGCGTCCAGTTCGTGCCGGTCGACCGCCTTGCCCTGCTTGCCGATCGGCACCACGCGCACGTGGGGGCGCACCGTCGCGTCGAACACGCGGCGGCACATGCCGAGGTAGGTGTGCGCACGGCTGATGCGGATGAGGCGCGGCCAGGGCTCAGGGCTTGCCCGGCGCGGGTGCGCCGTCGGCGCCGCGCTGGTGGCGGGTAGGGCGGTCATCGGGGCGCCTCCGCGATGAGCGGTGTGGCCGTCGTCTGGTCGGGGATCAGAAGCGGCGTCCAGTGCGTGTGATAGCCCGGCCATTCGCTGTCGGTCGGGTCGCCGCACCAAGGGGGTTCGCAGATCGGCAGTACCCACCACAGCACTGCGCCCACGTCGTCATGCCATTCATCGAGCGGGCGCATCGTCTGGGCCGCCAGCGCGGCGGCGAACATTTCGGCGATGGCGCGCTCCCACGGTCCCTGATCAGGTTCGGTGCGGTGGCGGTGCAGGTAATGCAGCAGGCGTTCGTTCGGTGTCACAGCGTCGCTTCCTCCGTGCCGTCGCGCTCGTCGTCGAAGATCAGCGCGGCCAGTTCTTCGATGGTCCGGATATCGCGCAGGGGCTCGCCCACCAGACCGGCCTTCATCGGCGTTTCACCGAAGCTGTCTTCGAGCCACCAGGATTCCAGCCAGTCCGGGCTGCAGCCGATGAGGGCAGCGGTATTGACGGTTGCGACGCGCATGACGCCATGCGTCGCCGTCACGATCTTCGACTCAGGGGCAGCGCTGGTGAGCAGGATGAGGTCGGCCAGCGCGTCGTCGCACGTCTTCATGCGTTCTTCCCACTCGCGCAGCGCTTGCAGTTTCTGGTCGCGGGTCATCGCGTCACCCCTCTCCACACATAATCGCCCTTGTCCTCGCGGATGGCCGGCTCGTTGTCCTGGCACGGGCAGGTGTAGCCGCTCAGCCGGTCAGCGACTGGCCGCCAGAAGTTGCGCACGCGCCCGCTGGGCACGTGGTTGTCCTCGGTGGCATCGACCAGGTCGAACTGCGCCAGCACCCACAGGGCTTCCGCTGATGAGCAGCGCTGCCCCATCTTGCTCACGCTGATGTGGTACTCCGGCCCCAGCGCCTCGCTTCCCGGCTCGACCTCGGTCACCTCTACGGCCGAAATGACGAAAAGGCTGTTGAGGTGTGCCCAGGCTTCGGCCGGGAAGCCCATCGCTGCCAGTTGTGCAACGGCTTGCACCCCCTTCACGCGGCGCCAGCCTTCGCCTGTCGGGCGCTTGGGCTTGATGATGGATTCGTTCACGTCCGCACCTCCGGAAACCCGTTGTGCTCGATGCCTTCCAGCAGGCGGCCGGCGGCCTTTTTGCCAACCCTGAACATCAGCATGCGTCCGTCCAGGCGGACGCCGCCTGATTTCTCAAGGCGCTCCATCGTGTCAAATGGCGCTTGATAGCCTTCGGAGTATTTTTCCGTTTCACCGTTTGGAAGAACTCCAGCGCAGTCGCTATGCGGGCCTTCGCCGGGATCTTCTGGCGTCCACTCCCCCCACTGCTTGAACAGGAAAGGCACGCCAGCCGCCTCGCACTGGTCGCGCAGGCTGCGAGCCCAGTGCGGATGCATCGGCCGCGCGTGCGGGCCGCTCTCGCCGCCGCAGATGACCCAATCGATCCCGCTCTGGATCAGCCACGGCTGGCAGATCATGTGGCCCTCGCCCTGACCAAGGTCAGGACCGGGCCGAGGCCGTTCGAGGTCGACCGGCCCGAGCATCGGCTCGACGCTGACGAACCGCACCGCCGCCGGCACACGCAGCAGCAGCGGAACCCGCTCATCCGCCGCTGCCTGATCCTCGACACTGACGCCCAGCCAGACATTCGACAGCGGCCACTTGCCTTCGATGGCGACGCGCAAACCTTCGCCCTGGTCCGGCAGGACGCACGCCGCCAGATCGGCGCACAGGAAGGGACGCCAGTCGTCGCCGGGATACTTCTCGTGGAGCGCCGCGGAATCGAACGCGGCACGCAACGGGTGCGCGTCAAGCCATGCGAAGAAATCCAGCATCCGCTGCGGGCGCTTGGTAAGCACCTGAAAGCTGTGCCAGCTTGCGCCGGCCATCACGCCGAACACGGCCGCGATGAACTCGAACGGCACGGCCTCGTGAAACAGGTCGGACATCGAATTCACGAAGATGCGGCGCGGCTTCGTCCAGCGGCACGGCAGCGGCAGCACCGCGGCATGCGTAGCCACGTTGGTGAAGTCGCGGCCGAAGTACTTCGTGCCGGGGTTGGCCGACAGTCGCGCCCAGTCGCGTTCGGCATAGCAGTGCTTACAGCCCTGGCTCACCTTGCTGCAACCGGTGACCGGGTTCCAGGTCGCGTCGGTCCATTCGATGCCGGTCTTGTCGCTCATTGCAGACGTTCCTTCGGATTCCAGTGGGGCGCAAAGCCCTCGAACAGAGGGCCTTCAGCGCTGGCACGGAAGAAGTCGAAGAAGGCATCGACCGACTGGAAGCCGTCGTTGCGGGCCAGCAGCCGCAGTGCGTCGTGATCAAGCCGCGCCCCATCCACGACCACCATGCGCTCCTGGAAGTCCATGCGGATCCGCCATACGCAGGTGGCAGGCGTCTTCATCAACAACTGCGCACTGCGCGTGCGCAGGCCGGTATAGAGCGCAAGCACGTCGCCGACCTCGGGCACCTTGCGGTCCTTTCGCGTGGCGCGGATGGTCATGCACTTCTCGCCCGCGAGCACAGCCGGGGCGAACTGGCGTTGGAAGTTGAGCAGGAAGATGGCCACGATCACGCACCGCCTTTCTGTGCGATGCGCGTCGACGCCACTAAGGCATAGTTGCCCATCGTGAGCGGCTGTCGCGGCTGCGTTTCGATGGTCAGCACCACGCCCGCACGTCGGGCTCGCTCGATCAGCACGGCAGCCTCGGTGGTGACGGCCGCGCTGGCTTCGCTGTATCCCTCCGGTAGCGGATAGAGCGCGCTCAGTGCGGCCTTGATGCGCGGGTGTGCTTCGAGCGTGTCGGCGTCCGGGTCCAGCAGTTCGTTGCGCGGATCGAGCAATACGGCCATACCCATGACCACGCGGAACAGTGATGCGCTGCGGCTCAGGTTGATCAGGTACTCGCACACGCGCCGGCAGTCTGCCGGGGCGTCAATGCAGAAGTTCTCATCCGCCTCGTTGTCGGGCGCCGGCTTGGCGATCTTCTCCGGCATGGTGGCGCACCAGTGGCCGGACAGCGCTTCGAGCGCGTTCGCCAGTTCCATTGCCATTTCGATGTCGGCCTGTGATGCCCTTGCCATCTTCATGCTGTCCTCCGGATAGGTTCGACGCGCAGGTCGCCGCAGTTGGCGGCGATGAGTGCGGCGGCGGGCGGCGGGCTGACGCTGTTGCCGACCATGCGCACCTGCGTGGATTTGGGGAATCGGCGGCCGTCGTGGCCGACCTCGATCTGGTATTCGGGCGGGATGCCCTGCGCGCGGTACAGCTCGCGCGGCGCGAGCATGCGCAGGCCGATATCGACGATCAGGTAGGGCGTGCCCTTCAGGACCACGGTGACCAGCGCGAGGCGGTCGCGCGTGGTGACGGTGTTCATGGGGTCGCGTAGGCCGCCCCACTGGCCGCCCTCGCTGTAGTACTGCATCAGGAAGGCCGCGACGCGCAGCGCGCCGGCTTCGTGCTCGGGGCTGAGCGTGCAGGTGACAGCCGCGTGGTGCTCGCCGCCGGCCATGATGGTGCGCAGCGGTTCGGCGGCGTCGCGGCCGTCGCAGTGCTGGCTCAGCTGGGCGAGGTGGGCCGCGACCAGCTGCTGCTGGCTGCCGCTGTTGGTGATGGTGCTGGCCGGCCGGCGCAGGTCGTGCCCGGGCGTTTCGTTGAACCCGCCGTTGGCCTGCATGAGGTAGGCGCAGGCTGCTGCATGCTTTCCAGTGCCGACGATGGTGCCGAGTGGTTCGGTGATGTCGAGGCTGCGCGGCGCCTGGCCTTCGCGCTCGCCGTAGCCGGTCTGCACCAGGCTGGCGGCCATGAGGGCATATCCGCCCCCACCTGATGCGGTGGCGGTGCCCAGTGGTTGCTGCGCGTCGCGCACGCCGCTGCCCCAGCGCTGCACACCGCCCGGCTTGCCTTCGCCGTGGGCGACCTGAACGAGGCTGGGCGCCACGACGGCCCGGCATCCGCCCTTCTCGGTGGCGATAGTGCTGATCGGCTCGGCAACGTCCTCCAGCTTGCCGCCGTGCGCCATGTTCACGATGAACGGGTCGGCGCTGTCCAGCACGAAGCGCTGTATGCCGCGTGCGATGCGGCGCAGCGTGGCGTCGGCCAGCGGCTTGGCGCGCTCGAAGATGGACGGGCAGGGAATCGACCAGTCAATGCAGTCCGCGGCCGGCACCCAGCGCTTCTGACCGCGCGACGGCTTCTTGTGGTGGGTCGGCTCGGGCCAGACGATGGGCTTGCCGTCGCAGCGCGCGACCATGAACAGCCGCTCGCGCGTGGTGCCGGCGCCGTAGTCGGCCGCGCACAGGATGCGCCAGTCGACTACGTAGCCCATGGCCTGAAGGCTGCGCACGAAGGCGCGCCACGTGACGCCCTCGCGGGCCGGGTCGGGAACGAGGAACTGGTCACCGCGGGCGACGTGCTCGCCGGGTGCTGCGACCGTGCCGCAGCGCTTCAGCACGCGGCCGGTAACCTTGTCGCGCTTCGCGACCAGCGGCCCCCATTTCAGAATCTGCCGCACGTTCTCCAGCGTGATGACGCGCGGGCGCACCTGGCCGGCCCAGCGGCGGCCGATCCACGTCAGCGCGCGGATGCGTTCGTCGCGCGGCTGTCCGCCGGCCGCCTGGCTGTGGTGCGTGCAGTCGGGCGAGAGGTGCAGGTAACCGACCGGCCGGCCTTGCGTTGCGCCGCGCGGGCACACCTCGAACACGTCCGCAACGAAATGCCGGGTCTGCGGGTGGTTCGCGCGGTGCATGCTCAGCGCGTCGTCATTGTGGTTGATGGCGATGTCGGGCGAGCGGCCGAGCGCCTGTTCGCAGGCGATGCTCAGCCCGCCGCCACCAGCGAACAGATCCACGATCAGTTCATCGTCGAGCAGCAGGCGGTGCTGGCGCTTCATGCGTCACCTCCGGCGATGTCCTCAATCCGCACGACCTTGATCCCCAGCCGGTGCGCGACATGCACTTCGAGGTGTGCGCCCTTGCTGTTCTCCCAGCCGGGCAACATTGCAATCGTGTCGCAGTCGCACAGGGCCTTGATGTCGGCGCGCAGGCACTCTTCCCACGATAGTTCGGTGTCGGCGTTGATCTCGGCCGGATTCACCGCCTCGATGCCTTGGGCACGCAGCTTTTCCGCGGCGGCGTGGAAGGCGGGGAAGTTGTGATTGGGCAGTCCGGACATGGGACCGCTGATGTAGATGCGCTTCATGCGGGCTGCCCTTCTTGCTGGTGCTGAACGCCCTGCGCGTATTCGTAGCGATCCAGGCTGATGACAAATCGCAGCGCCATGGCAGCCGTCTGAATGGCCTCGGTGCGCACTTCGTCATGGCTCGACTTGTGGGGCTCGTAGGTGGTCTGCAGAGTGGCTTTCGTGAGTTCGCCGAACTCCTCTCCGAGTACCGCCAGCGCGTGAAGCGGATCGGTCGGCCAGGTCGGGAACTTGATGACGGCGCGGCGGAGTTCGTCGAGGATCAGCGCGATCGGGCCATCGTTCCAGCACTCCGGATCGGCGCACTGCGGGCCGGCGTGGTTGCCGTCGCACTTCGCGGCTGCCAGTGCGCTGGAATGGTCAGGCGCTGCGGGGTTGGCGTTGCGATGTCCGACCGCGCCGTCCTGCTGCACGGTGTCAGCGATGGTGAAGTGTCGCGGGCTCTTGTCGGCGTGCTGGGCGCGCAGTTGGGCGACGATGGGTGTCAGTTCCTCGACCAGCCCGCGGTAGCCAGAACCGTTGTAGGCGCGGTCGTCGATCAGCTTCCCTGCAGCCTGGGCGTCGACGATGATCGCGATGCAGGCGAGCACGTTGCCCAGATGCGGCACGCCGCTGTCCGGCGCCACCGGCTCACCTTCGAACCAGGCGTCGAGGTGCCGCTTCGCGGCGTCGACGTAGATCGATGCACGGACACCGGCCTCGCGCCAGTTCGTGCGACCGTACTTCAGCATGCCTTCAGCAAGGGCCACGCAGCCCAGTGCGGACGCGGTGGTCGGCCACAGGTGCAGCGGCAGCTTGTTGGTCCCGATCGCGTCCTTCGGGTTGGTGGGTTTGGTGCCGGCTTCGGCGGGCAGGCGGTTCTCTGTTGTGGTCATCACGCACCGCTCCGGCTGAACATCAGCGAGAGAATCGAGCGCGCTCTCTTTTCCGGCTCCGGCTGCGGGACGTGGGGCTCTGCTGCCTTGGCGACTTGATCTTCGGGGATGCCCAGCATGCGGCAGCAGACGGCCTTCACCTGCGTACTCAGATCCGGACCCATATCGGCCCAGTCCATGCAGTGCACAGCGCGCAGGGCTTCGTAGTCTCGCCCTGCGAGGTGTTCCTTGCGGCCAACGGTTGCTGCGACCGCGTCCAGGGTGCAGATGTTGAAATGCTTCTCCCTGAACATGCGGAGCACAGCCGCTGAAGCGGCGGCGGCCTGGAAGTCGGTGATGGGTGGCGTGGTCATGCTGCGCGGGGCTCCTCGAACAGGCCGAACTGCACGGGCGCAGGCGCGGGCCGCGGTTCGGTGGTGATGGGTTGGGGGTGTGCTTCATCGGGCCGGTGACGCTGCCGCAGCCGGTGCGACCAGCCGAACATGACGTGCGCCGGCGTGTACCAGCGCTCGCGCTCTTCGAGCGTCAGGGTGTTGCCGGTGACGACCACGGCGGGCACGCCCAGCAGCGCCAGCTGCACGTAGGTCATGCGCGCGGCCTTGGCGTCGATGTCCTGGGCGGTGGCGTGCATGCGCAGCGGCACGGCGATGTCCTGCTGCGCGAGGTATTCGGCCGCAGCGATGAGCATGGCGCCGCCGCCGGTGGCCGGGTCGAGCACGGTGATGAAGCCGTCGCGCTCGATGCGCTGGCGTGCGTCCTGCAGCGTCATGGCGGCCATCGCCTGGCACAGGTGGTAGGGGGTGAAGAACTGCCCGGCCCACTTGTTGCCCAGTTCCAGTTCCATGAAAACGCTGCCGAGCACGTCGTCGTGCCCGCCGGTGTGGAAGCACAGTTGCAGCGCGCCCAGCGCGTGGGCGAAGCGCTCGACCTCGTCGGTGCGGTACCGGCCCACGATGCGCATGTACTCCGCTTCGCGTTCGTCGCGCTGGCGCAGGTCGACGGTGTTGCTCAGGGCGATGGCGCACATGCCGACGAAGTCGGACCAGACCGACCACAGGTCGTGCCGGTGGGTGTTGGCGCGCAGGGCCTTCATCAGGTCTTTGCGGTGGGTGGCGGCGTTCATTGCTTCGCGCCCATAACCTGCGCCTGCGCCACCATCCGCCGCTGCATCGCCAGCACGGCGAGCGACGCACGGGCGATGTCGCTGTTGCGCGCGCCCTCAAGAGCGCGGAAGACGATCGGGCAGGACGCGCGCAGCGCCGCCTCTCGGGTGGCGCTCACCTCGACACGGCCGGTGCGGTCGGCGAGATCCATGATCTCGTTCAGCGTGCGGATCACCGCCGCAGCGTGCCGGTGGGCAACGTCACCAATCCGGGCGCGTGGTATCTCGCGCACCATGTAAGCGGCCGCGCCGATGCTGGCGACCTGGTCGCGTCCGAAGGCGCTGGTGCCGAGCATCTGCAACGCCATGTAGTGCTCGGTTTCGAGCGTCACGCTGTCGCGTGCGCGACCGGGTCGCGCCGCAACGTGCTTGATGTGGGCGCCGCGCTTTCTCATCGTGCGGCCCCGATCAATGCCGCCATCAGCGGTTCCATCTTCGGCGGTCGCGCAGCCAGCCGGCGCGCCTTCATGCGGTTCAGCTGGGCGGCGAACAGGTCGGGGTGGGCAGCGCGCCAGCGGCGCGTGCATTCGGCCTTGGCGATCGGTTTCGGGCGCGGCGCGTCCTTGCCCTCACCCCAGGCGTAGACCGGCGCAGGCATGCCGTTGCTGGCATAACGCCGCCACTCGACGATATGCGTCAGGTGTTGCGCGTGCCAGCGCGTCAGCGTGACGTGCGCCGCTGATCTGCAGATGCGGCTGTCTGCCGCCCACACGTCGCGCGCGCTCAGGCGCTCGCCACGCTGCAGGCGCTCGCCACGCTGCAGGCGTTCGCGGGCTGCGGTGAGGGCGGGGCTCAGAGGCTGGGCCATGGTCAGGCCTCGCACTCGGCGGCTTTGGTGTCAGGTTTCTCCGCCGCGTCCGTCACGCTCTTGAGTAGCAGGGAGTGCACCAGATACAGACCGGCACACCAGTACCAGCCAGCGGACGCCATCGCGACGATTGCCGTCATGTCGATGGCTGCATTGATCCACTTCGGGAATGGCAGCCTGCCGCTGCGGAATGCCGCCACGGCGGCGCCGTGCACGTCCTTGTGCAGCAGCGTCAGCGTCATGAGGCTCGTGGCGACGCACATGAAAACGCTGATGTTCTCGGCCCACTCGCTGCCATTCACGATGGCCTGGTACAGGGCCGCAAGGAATCCGAAGTTGGCGACGATGTACTTCAGCCGGCGATAGGCCATGCTCTCCGACTTGTGTTCAGTGCTCACGATGCCGTGCCTTTCTGGCGGCGATACAGCCGCACGATGTACGGGTGCGCGCGCATCGCGCTGACGATGCCCAGGGGGCCGCCAGCGAGGTACGCGACGATTGCGATTCCCCCGGCGTCGGGCGCCATCTTGAACAGCACCAGGTTGCTGGCGCCGATGCCGAGCGAGGTGATGAAGGCGGCCCGGTAGTGGCCGCCATTGACGTTCAGGCTCTGCAGCCCGAGCGCGAACACCAGCACGTAGGTGCTGGCGAAGAGCCAGGCGGCCGTGGTGAGGGTGTCCGCGCTCGCGCTCACGATGCGAACGGGTTGCCGTTTGTGATGGGCAGGCCGGTGCCTTCGGCGATCGCCGCCCAGACTTCCTTGGTGGCGTGCTCGATGACCTTGTGCGGGCGCTCCAGCTCGTACCACATGGTCAGCTCGCCGCCGTTGCTGATGCGGTAGCGGAAGCGCGCGTCGACCATGTACTTGTCGCCGCCCTCGAACACCGGAATGGCGATGCCGAAGCGCTCCGGCACTTCGAGCGTGCCCTTGCCGGCGGTGCCCTTCGTCTCTTCGTTGAAGGTGAATTGCACGTCGCCGTTGTCCAGCCGCACGCCGCTGTTGAACTGCACCGACTTCTTGGCTTCCAGCGTGCGGCTGACCGCCAGCATATCGGCGGCGGTGGGTTCGACGATGTCGAGCAGGTTGTCTTCGATGAAGCGGGCGAAATCGACCTGGCTCTTTGCCTTGCCGTTGTGTTCCTTGCTCGTCCAGACCAGCCACTCCGGGCTGAGCGGGCAGGCGTAACGCGCCTGGTGCTCGCGCCATGCGGGGCAGAAAAGTTGGTTGTCGTCGATCACGGCAAGGAAGCTGGGCTTCTCACCCATGAGGCCATACAGCGCCGTCATGTCCGACTTGTGCTTGTTGACGTAAGCGATGAAGCTGTCGGCGGCATTGATCTGCACCTTCGCGCGAGTGCGCAGCGGGAACCGCAGCGTGTCTTCGAGCTTGATGACATCGTGGTCATTGGGAATGACAACGAAGGGAACGTCTTCGGGAGTGACGCGCCTCGGCTCGCTGGCTGCGGCGGCGTTGGCAGTGGCCAGCGCGAGCACATCCGCCACGGTGCCGCTGGGAATGGCCTTGAGTTGTTCGGTCATGAGCTTGATTCCGGTGATGTGGTGGTTATCGATCAGCCAGCAGCGCGCACGTCGCGCACGGGCTTCTCAGGGGCGGCATCCACGCTGCGGATGCCTTCCAGTTCGCCCTGGCGCGGGTCGTTCTGCTGCAGGTTGTTGTCGGGCGTGGCGAAGAAGATCGAGACGCCGCGCTCGGGCTTCGGCAGGCGCAGGCTCACGTCGTCGAGCACTTCGATGTGGCCGCCCTTGCCGGGCTTGAGCTTGATCTTCAGCACCAGTTCGCCGGCGCGGCCGGTTTCGGTGCACGCCTTGGTGAGCCGGTTCAGTTCCTCGCTCAGTTCCTCGGCGAGGCCGCCGCGGCGGATTCCGCGCAGCGTGTCGGTGAAGGGTCGGATGTGCATGATTTCTCCTGTGGGGAGCGCTGCAGGTCGCGGCAGCGCGGCGCGTGAAGTCAGAAGTTCGTCGGCTGCGCGATGCCGCGAATCAGCGCCATGAAGCCGCGTTGCAGATCCGTCGCGCCGATGCTGATCCATTGCTGATCCAGCGAATCGCCGGGCGTGTGATCACTCGGCTCGTCGTTCGGCGGGATGTAGCTGCGCAGCTTCTCGATGTACTCGCCACACTTCTCCGCCAGCGCCTTGCCCTCGTTCATCAGTGCAATTTCCTCGGCGCTCAGATCGCGATAGCCCTTGATGTGCTGGTGCTGGTTGTCCATTCGTTCGTTTCCCTTGTTGCCCACAGCGGCCCACCTGGAAGGGCAGGCCGCGCCGCTGCGGGGGTTCTCGGTGCTGCTGCACATGCCGCTTTCGCGGCGCTCGTAACGGGGGCGGTGACCAGGGCGGACGGCTGTCCCTTCACGTTCCTGTTGCGCGGCTCCCCCTGGCAGGTGCTGCCCGCGCGTCATGCCTTCACCAGCGGCCGGTTGCACCGCCTCGCCCCCTCTCATGGATTCGGTTCAGTCGCTGCGAAACCCGTCCGGGTAGCGCTTCCGGGCCTGCGCAACGATCTTGTCGATGCGCTCGATGCTCGATCGCTCGTTCGCCTCCGGCTTCGTCCAGGCGCCGGCCGCGTCGAAGCGGTGCGCGACGGCCATGCGCAGCGCGATCGTGATGTCTAGCGGCAGCACGTTGGCCGGCTTCGGTAGGTGCTCGATGCTCATGGGCTGCGCCTCAGTTCTTCAGTGCGGCGGACACGTCGACGGCGTTCTGCGCCATGACGATGTCCGACAGGGCTTGCCATGCGACTGCGGGCAGCCACACGCCGGGGCGCTCGCCGTCGAGGTCGGTGCAGGGCTCGCCGCCCACGGTGGCGAGCAGTGCGGCGCTGTAGCGCTGGCGGTCGATGCCGGCGCTCATCGCATCCATTCCCGGTTCGGTTCCCGCGCGACTGAGCGGCTGGCGATGTTCGTCTGCCGCACGTGCGGCGGCCGCGCCTGGCGCCTGCGCTCGATCAGGCCGCGGCGCGCCTCGTCCTGCAGGTCGCGGCCGGCGAAGTGCAGAGCGGTTTCGTCGCGGCGGTCGCCGGCCCATGCGGCGCCGATGATCCAGCCGATGGCAAGCGCCACCAGCAGCAGCGCAATCGTCGAAAAGAGGGTGAAACCCGAGGGTTCGAAGAGCGCGCTCAGCATGGCCGTGCCCTCTCGATGCGGCGCACCGTCACGCGGCGCTCGATGCCCGCCAGTTGGCGTTCGGCGTCGGCGATGCGCTCCTGTGCATCGCGGCGCTTTTCCGCCGCGTCGCGTGCGCGTTCGCGGTGGTGACGGGCTTCAGCGTCGGCCAGCTTGCGGCGCGCCTCCTGCCGGCTGATCGTGAAGCGCAGCCGGGCTGCGCGCAGGGCGTTGATCACCATGCGAAGTCCTCCTTCATCGGGTGGTACGGGTTGGGCGTGAAAGCACCGAAGCTCAGCCGGGCGTCGGTGCCGATGTCGGGCGCCAGCCGGCCGCCGCAGCGGACGGGCACGATGCTCGGGCGCTGCGTGCGCAGCGGGCGGAAGGGGAAGGCGGTGCGCGAGGCCACGTAAGCGGCTGGGCTCACGGCGTGCCACACGAGGCCGCCGCCGCGGCGCTTGGGCTCGCTGCTGCGCGCGGATTTCACCAGGCGCCCTTCGCTGAGTTCGATGCACAGCGTGATCACGCCGCGCTGCGACAGCCCGGTGAGGGCCGCCAGTTCGTGTGCGTTGAGGCCGTTGGCAGCCGCGCGGATGTGCTCCAGCACGGCCTGCCGGTTCGTGGTGCGCTGGGCTTCAAGCCGGTTCATGCGCGCGCCCTTTCCGGTTCGGCCGGCAGCAGCACGATGCTGCCGTCGGTGGTGATGCCTACGTGGCCGGGCGGGTTTGCACCGTCCTGCAGGCGAGCGACGATGTCGCGCAACATTTCCGCTCGCCCGTCTGCGTCAATCACCTCGTCGCGCAAGCGCTCGTTTTTCTCATCCAAAAGGACGATCTGCGCCTCCAACTCATCGATGCGCGCCGCCTGCTCGGCGCAGTGCGCCCGCAGGTGTTCGAGCAGCTGGTCGTCGAGGCGGCGAAGCAGCCGCCGCAGTGCGATATCCATCGTTCCCTCCCCCGTCAGATCAGCGCCATCTGCGCCGGCATCGGTTTGCCTGCGCGCTCAGCGTTCCGCCGCCTGGCGCGCACCATGTTCTGCAGCGACTGCCACACCAGCGGGCAGGCCTGCGCCCGCTCGAAGGTCCAGCCCTCCCGCCACAAGCCGCTGTCCTGAAAGGCGGCGCGCAACTCATCGTTCGTGGCGGTCAGGTCGGTCATCGCGTCCTCCGTGGCACCGGTGGGTGCATGGGTTGGATTAAACACGACGTTTATCTAAAAATCAACACGACGTTTAGCAAAAACTTTTGTGACGTGACTGGCGCTGTGTGTCCATGCGAGCGAACTAGTTGTTACGCTTCGAGGGATATCAACCCGGATGCATATGCAATGGCGCTGTTTCAGTGCAGAGAGTGCGGTGGGCGGATCAGCGGTCAGACGACCGTGTGTCCGGTCTGCGAGGCGGAGCAGGGTTCTCCGCGATCGGAGTTGCTGGCGCGCGTTCGTGCTCAGCAACGCGCAGTCGATCAACGCACGCAGGCGGAACTACAGGCGCGGTACTCGCGTTGGGTATGGGTGTTGGCGGTTGTGTTGGGTGCTACCGCCTTCGCGGTCGACCGACTGGTTCGCACGGGGCCGCCGCACCGGGAGCCAGTTGAGCGATACGGCGCATTGAGCGGGGAATTCAACGCGTCACTTTCCAAGGCGCTGGTGGCTGCTGACGCTCGCGGGTGCGGTCAAATGCGGTGGCAGCCGGTGACGAACCGTGCTGGGAACTTCAGAGTGTTCTGCAGCAGAGATGGCGCGCACTGGGTTCAGTATCGCGTGAGCGCGTCAGGCCGCGTCAGCGACGACCACACGCCGGTCGATGGGGCTGTGCTGGATGCCTTGTTGTCGCGTTGAGCAGGTTACAGTCCCCGGCGCGAAGGCTGGGCCGGGGCCGATGACTACAGGTTATCAAGCGGATGCGGCGCTCTGCCTATCCGGATCGGTTCGCCTGTTCCATCGGTGTAGACAACAAAACCGACCATCGAATGGACGCGACCGTTAAGGACTGCGCATAGCAGCGCCTGCGCGGTCGAAACGTCCAGTTGATCGGGCGGTGGCCCTGAGGGTTGGCTTCGGTCATCCATGCTTGTCTCCTGTTTGGATTTGTCATAGGAGAGGCGACCATAGCGGCCCGCACAAGGCGTCCGCTTAGGCTGAAAGGATGATTCGAGGTGAATTACTGTGTCGCGCGCGGCGGAATCGACGACCGCTTCATCTGGTCGATCGCCAAGGCCGAGTCGATGACGCCTTTGACATATCCTCGCAAGGTGTCCGGCAGTTGATCCCACGCCAGCGCGATGACGCGCGCTTCGTCGCTGATGGCGAGCAGGCGTTGCGCCTCCTCGACGGAGAACTTGGCCGCGGGCTCCTGGAGTTGTTGAGGGGCATCCGCAGACTGCGTAATCCGGCCGAACTCGATGTAGTCAGGGCTGCAGCCCAGCTTCCGGCTCAGGCCCAGCAGCTTTTCTTGGGGGATGCCGCGCTTCTTCCAGTTCGTGATCGTCTGATTGGATTCATCGATCTTCGTCGATAGCACCGCCTGGGTGATGGACTCAAGGCGATAACGTGCCTTGGCGGCCTCCATGAGCCGTTTGACCTGCGCTTCCCCTGACGTGTCGTCTCGTTCATCCATAGCGAAACGCTACCCCGATTAAACAAAGTGTTGTTACACGCGAGGTTGCTTGCGCTTGCGTTGCAATAAACGCCGTGTTTAGAATGGGCGAATGGATGCTCAACAAGCCACCCGACTGATTGCTGCCGCGGGCTCTGACAAGGCCTTCGCAGAGGCGCTGCGGCTGCCACCGACACGCGGCGTCCAGCAGCGCGTGAACAACTGGAAGCGCCGCGGCATACCCGCGAACGTCCAGCTGCGCTACGCCAAGGAGTTGGGCGAGCTGGCCGAGAAGGCCGCGCGCAACGAGCGTGCGAAGTCCATTGCTGTTGCGCAAGAACAGGCGGCCTGAAGTGTCGCGCTGCATCACGCGTCGTGCGTTCCTCTTTCCCGGTACGGCGTTCGCAAACCCGTCCTCCTCGCCGCCGGCTCCGGCCGGTATTCCCCAAGCGGTCATGCGCTGCGCGGTACCCGTCCCGGTCGTATCGGGGCGGGTGCTGCGTTCCTCTTTGATTGCGGTGATGTCCATGGCGACCAGTCTATTTTTTTGCCCGGACGAGGTCTTTCCGACAGCGTCCGACATTTTCGGAGGTTGTCGGAATGCAGTCTGAAATGCCCTTTTTCGACGGTCCGGACGACGCGCTGCGCGAGGCCGTGCGCGCCCTGGGCGGCCCGAAGGCTGTCGGTCCGATGCTGTGGCCTGACATGGACCCGGATGCCGCGAAGCGAAAGCTGCACGACGCAATCAACCCGAACCGCGACGAGAAGCTTGCCTTCACGCAGATACTGCTGATCCTGCGCAAGGCGCGGGACACCGGCTACCACGCCGCATTCCAGTACCTCGCCGCAGACGTGGGCTACGACGCACGGCCGATCACGCGACAGGAAGAGGAAGACCGCATTACCACGACCATTGCCACGGCCAGCAGTACGTTGGCCGCAGCGCTCGCGACGCTCGAACGCCTGCGCGATGGGGCGGGCGCGAGCGCTTCCGGGGTGCGAGTCGTTCGGTGATCCGCGGCGAAGCCATCTTCGACCTGAGCGAGGTCGACCGCTTCCTGACGGGTGTGATGCGCGATCGTGTGCCCGCAGCCGCGACGCGCGCGCTGAATGACAACGCCTTCGCCTACCGCAAGCAGTTGCAGGCCACGATGGCCAGCAGCTTCGACCGGCCCACGCCCTACACGTTGCGCGCGTTCGTGGTCGATAAGGCTGGCGCGCGCGCAGCGCTTCAGGCCGATACGCACCGCATCATGGGCATACCTGCCCCGGCCCCCAGCGGACGTATCGAGGCGCACGTTCGCCTGAGCCAAGATGCGAACAAGCAAGGCCTCGAACCCTTCGACACCATCGGGCACCAGTTCACCGGGGGCGAGCCCGCATTCACCGGGTTCGAGCGGGCGCTGCGCCGCATCGGTGTGCTGCCGCCTGGCTGGCATGCAGTGCCCGGCGGTGGGGTGAGGCTCAACGGATACGGCAACGTGAGCCCCGGCCTGATCGTGCAGCTGATCAGCTATTTCCAGGCGTTCGGGGAGCAGGGCTATCGCGCCAATGCCTCCGAACGCACGCGCAAGCGCAGGGCGGGGAAGGGCGTTGTCGAATACACGGACGTCGCATCCCGTCAGGCCCGGAAGGTCAAGACCATTGCCGGCATCGAGTACTTCATCAGCCGTGGCCGTGGTGAGGTGCAGGGCGGGCGGACGTGGAAGTCCGGCCGCATGCAGCACCTGCCCCCCGGCATCTACGCCCGCACGGGCATCCATGGCAGCACCCTGCGCTGCATCTTCCAGTTCGTGCCCTCGACGCGCTATCGCCAGCGCGTGGACATCCTCGCTGTCGCTCGCGACATGGACCTGTCCACGCGCCTGGGCCGCGACTTCCTGCGCTACCTGCGATAAGGCCTCACATGATGCACACCTTGGGCCCGCGCGCCCACGTACACCACCCATCCCGCCCCGCCTCCCCGAGTGATAGGACAGCGCAGCGCGTCGCGACGCATTCGATTTCAGTCACGCCCCGCGCGCACCAATCTGGTGCCGGTCGCGGGTCCTTCCCCGAAGCCGCTGAACAGGGTAATGCGAACCCCTCGATGCCTGTAGTCAGTGAGGGCGGAAGTTACTGAAATGGGGGCGTCGAATCACGATTCCGTGGTGCAGCAGCTGCGCGCTGCAGGCCTGATTGTTCCGTACCTGAAGATCACCGGTAAGGCGGTCCGCTGCAAGGTCGAGGGCGAGCGGGAGAAACGCGGCTGGTACATCCTGCATGAACTGATGCTGGACGGCGGCGACCTGGTCATCGTCGGGTCGTTCGGTATCTGGCGCGGGAACAACAACGGCGCGCAGAAGGTCACGCTGGAACGAAACGCGCTCACCGATGAGCAGCAGGCCGCGCTGCGGCAGCGGTTGAAGGACGACCAGAAGCGAGCGGAGCAGGAGCGGCGGGCCGAGGCGAACAGGGCTGCGGAGCAGGCGGACCGCGTGTGGCGCCGTCTTTCGGTCACCGGGGACTGCGACTACCTCGAGCGCAAGGGCGTCAAGGCGCATGGCGTGAAGTTCACGCCCTCGGGGGCGATGGCCGTGCCGATGATGGACGTGAGCGGGCGCGTGTGGGGCCTGCAGTTCATCCTCACGCGGGCGAAGCACGCGAAGCGGATTGCCCGCACCGAGCGCGACAAAGAGTACTGGCCGGCGGGCCTGGACAAGATCGGGAAGTTCCACCTGGTCGGCGGCGTGCCGACCTGGTGCGTGCTGATCGCTGAGGGCTACGCCACCGCCGCCACGCTGCACGAAGCGACCGGCCTGCCCGTCGCGGTCGCGTTCGACGCCGGCAACCTTCTGCCAGTGGCGAGGGTGCTGCGCAAGCGCTATCCCGGTATCAACATCCTGATCTGCGCCGACGACGACGCCTTCGGCAAGTGCCAGGGCTGCAAGGCGCCAGTCAAGACCGGCCGGCTCGATGACCTGTGCCCGGCCTGCGGCAAGCCGCACCGCTGCGAGAACGCAGGCTGCCGCGACGCGGCGACCGCCTCGCTGACGGTCGAAGGCAAGTGGATCAAGCCCGAGTTCCCCGACGACATGCAGCGCTGGGAGCGGTTCTGCGAGCGCGGCGCGAAGATCACCGACTTCAACGACCTGCACGCTGCCTGCGGCCTCACCACGGTGCGTTCGCAGATCGAGGACGCGATCAGGCGGTTCAATTGGGCCGTGCCCGCCGCCGCGCGGGACTCGGCACCTCGGGGGGGAGGGGCGGCGGCCGACTTGCGGCCAGTCGAGAGCGTCGAAACGCTGCTCGAACGCTTCTCGCTCGTCTACGGCCACGGCGGGTCAGTGTTCGATCATCAGGAACACATCCTGGTCACGCTCTCCGACATGCGCGATCTCTGCACGCGGCGCGAATTCTCACGGCGCTGGCAGGAACACCCGTCGCGCAAGATCGTGCGCGTCGACGAAGTCGGGTTCGATCCGGGCGAAGAGGACGCCGCCATCAAGTGCAACCTGTGGGGCGGCTGGCCTACGGTGCCGAAGGCGGGGAAGTGCGACAACCTGCTCGACCTGTTGCGCTACATGTGCCAGGCCGACCCGAAGGCCGAAGAGCTTTACCGCTGGGTGCTGCGCTGGATCGCTTACCCGATCCAGCACCCAGGCGCGAAGATGAAAACGACCGTCGTTATTCACGGTCCGCAGGGCACCGGGAAGAACATGTTCTTCGAAGCCGTGATGGCCATCTACGGCCGTTACGGCTGGGTGATCGACCAGTCGGCCATTGAGGACAAGTTCAACGACTGGGCTTCGCGCAAGCTGTTCCTGATCGCCGACGAGGTCGTCGCGCGGTCCGAAATGTTCCACATCAAGAACAAGCTGAAGTCGTTCATCACGAACGACCAGATCCGCATCAACCCAAAGAACATGCAGGCGTACTGGGAGGCGAACCACGTCAACATGGTTTTCCTCTCCAACGAGCGCATGCCCGTCGTGCTGGAAGAGGACGACCGCCGGCACGCCGTCATCTGGACGCCCGTCAAGCTCGGGCCCGACTTCTACACCGCGGTGAAAGCCGAGATCGCTGCCGGCGGCATCCCTGCGCTGCACGACTACCTGCTCAACCTTCCCATGGGCGATTTCGCGGCCCACACGCTCCCGCCGATGACTGAAGCCAAGGCCGAACTCATCGACCTGTCACGCGACTCGACCAGCCGCTTCCTCATGCACTGGACAGACGGCGAAATCGGTGGCGTCGGCCTGATGCCGGCCCTGTCGGACGACGTCTATCAGCTCTACGTCGCGTGGTGCCATCGCAACGGCATCGGGCGTGGTGCGCCACTGAACAAGCTGATCGACGCGCTAGTGAAAAAGCACCGCTGCGGGCATGAGCGCAAGCGCTACATGGTCGGCGCCAGCACGAAGCAGAGCATGTTCGTGTTCCCACCGGGGTGTGCTGAGGCCCCGCCAGGCAGCAACCAGTCGGTCTACTTCACCGAGTGCGTCGAAGCGTTCCGCAACGCGCTCAAGGACTACAAGGAAGGGGTCGGCCGTGGCGGATTCTGACCTGAAATGTGCAGGGTGTGCAGGGCATGTGCAGGGTTATGTGCAGGGTACGAATAGCCCGCAAACGGCTTGCGCAAGCCAATGTGCAGGGTGTGCAGGGTTCTCGCGCACGTGTACACGCGAGAACGCAACGCGCCCCCGCCGCCGCTCCATCGAGAAATCGATTTCTCGTGTACACGCGACCCTGCACACCCTGCACACCCTGCACATTCCAACATCGATGCGGGTTTCCGCCCGTTTCGTACCCTGCACATCACCCTGCACACCCTGCACAAAGGGTGTAGTGGTGGAGAAAGGTGTAGAGCGATGAGCGAAGTGAAGGCCGAAATGGGCTTCGCCGAATTCGCCCGGCACCTCGGCGTGCGTCCGTCCTACATCACCGAACTGCGCAAGGCTGGCCGCCTGGTGCTGACCGACGACGCCAAGGCCGTGAAGGTGGCGGAATCGCTCGCCTTGATCGACAGCACCCGCGACCCCTCGCGCGGCGGCGTAGCGGCCCGGCATGCCGCCGCACGCGGCCACGAAGTCGGGCCCGGCACCTCGGCTGACTCGGCAGCAGACCCGGCGGACGACGAAGAGCGCGCCGTTTCAGTCGCCGCCGCGTCGAACGACCACGGCTTCCAGAAGGCCAAGGCTATCAACGAGCGGTACAAGGCCATGACGGCCAAGGTCGAGTACGAACGCCTCATCGGCCGGCTGGCGCCGGTTGATGAGATCGAGGCCGCCGCCGCCGACCTGGTGACATCCCTGCGCCGCCGGCTCGAAAACATGGGCGCAATGCTCGCGCCCCTCGTCGCTCCGGTCACCGAGCCCTCAGCCTGCCGGGCGCTCATCGACGAATACGTCGAAGGCGTGCTGCGCGAAACCTCCGACACCCTGAAACCGAAGAAGGGAACCCCGCAATGAACGCCCCCGAACTGCGGCGGGTGGTCGACCTGCGCCCCTACGCCGGCAACGCCAAGCGCCACCCGCCCGAACAGATCGAGCAGCTGGCCCGCACCTTCGACGCTCTGGGCTTCGTAGGCGCCATCGTCGTGCGTGACGAAATCATCGCCAAGGGGCACGGCAGCCTGAAGGCCGTCGAATCGATCTATGCCCGCGGCGGGCTGCTCTACCCGGCGCCGGGCCGGGAGCAGGGCGCCGAGCCCTTTCCGGCCGGCACCGTGCCGGTGCTCGATGTCACCGGCTGGACTGAGGCCCAGTTCCGCGCCTACGTCATCGCGGACAACCGGCTGGCTGAGGGTGGCGATTGGGACGCCGAGATCCTGCGCGGAGAACTCGACGCACTGGGCGACTTCGACGACTTCGACTTCGATCACTTGGGCCTCGACTTCGACGACGCCCTGAGCGCGCTGGACGAGGACGAACGCACCGTCGACGCGAATGCCGCCCGCCAGCCCGATGACGAAGGCACGGCCCAGCAGCCGGCCGCCGACGGCAGGACAACGGGCGCACCAACGGCGCCAAAGGCGCCGCCGAAGAAGCCCACCGTCTACCCCGTCATGGTCAGCCTGAACCGCGCCCAGTACGACCGGCTGCAGGCCTTCAAGGACGAACACGGCATGTCGGATGTCGACGTGCTGATGAGGGGCATCTGATGAGCGACTGGCTGAACCGCTGCCACTTCGGCGACTGCCGCGACACGATGCGCCGCATGATTGCCGACGGCGTGCGAGTGCAGTGCATTGTCACCAGCCCGCCTTACTGGGGGCTGCGCGACTACGGCGTCGACGGCCAGATCGGGCTGGAGCCGACGCTACCGGAGTTTCTGGCGCAGCTGGTCGAGGTGTTCGATCTCTGCCGCCAGCTGCTCGCCGAAGACGGCACGCTCTGGTTGAACATGGGCGATTGCTACATGACCGGCGCAGGCAAGGTAAACACCGCCCCCGGTGGTGGCACTCAAGGCGAGCGCTGGAAGGGTGTCCGCGGAGACGACAAGCTCGCAAGGCTGGGTCCGATGCAGCAGCCGAACAGAATGCCGCAACTTGGGTTCAAGCCGAAAGACCTCGCTGGACAGCCTTGGCGCCTCGCCTTCGCGTTGCAGGATGCCGGCTGGTATCTGCGTCAGGACATCATCTGGTCGAAGCCGAACCCTATGCCGGAATCGGTGCGCGACCGCTGCACCAAGTCGCATGAGTACCTGTTCCTGATGACCCGATCGGAGCGTTACTACTTCGACCAGCAGGCCATTCTTGAGCCGGTCAGCCAGAACACGCATGCGCGCCTCGCTCAGGACGTAGCCGCACAGGTCGGGAGCGCTCGCGCCAATGGCGGCGCGAAAACGAACGGCAATATGAAGGCCGTCGCCCGGAAGTCGACTGGCGTTGGATTCGGACACGGCTATGACGCTCAGACAAAGCCGCGCGCCCGGGTGAAGGACAACGCGAGCATGGATTCTGCACTGTCGGTGATGCCGGACAAGCGCAACCGCCGCAGCGTCTGGACTATCCCGACGCAGGCCTACAGCGGCGCGCACTTCGCAACGTTCCCCGAGGCGCTGGTCGAGCCGTGCGTGCTGGCCGGCAGCCGGCCGGGCGACATCGTTTTCGACCCGTTCTTCGGTACCGGCACCGTCGGCCGCGTTGCGCTGCGTTTCGGCCGCCAGTTCATTGGCTGCGAACTGAACCCCGACAACCTCGCCCTGCAGAACGACCGCCTGCGCGGCGTGACCGCAGGCCTACCCCTTGGAGCATGTGCATGAGCCTCCGCATCTACACCGGCGAATACCTGATTTCCCCCGCACTGCTGCACTTCGGCGGCAACTGGTGCACGCACGGCTGCGCCTACTGCTTCGCGAACCTGAACAAGCCGGATCGGGTATCGGAACCGAACGATATCGCGCGCGTGCTGAAGTGGTTCGACACCGGCTCGACCGCCATGGAATACGAACTGCTGCGCATGGGTCACCCGATCCTGATGAGCAACGACAGCGACCCGTGCGCGAAGAGCAACGCGGCGATTCACCGCTGCATCGTCGAGGCGCTGTCGCCGCTGGGCGTGCGCTTCGCGTACCAGACCCGCGGCGGCGTGCCGGAAGAGGAACAGCGCATCATCGACCAGCCGCCGACCATGGTCTATGTGTCGCTCACCACCGACGACGAGATGGTGCGCCAGCGGCATGAGCCCGGCGCGCCGCCGCACACGCAGCGCATGGACTTCATCCGGCGCCTGCGTCAGGCCGGCCACATGGTTGTGGTCGGGCTGAACCCCTTCGTACCCAAGTGGTGGGGCGACGTCGACGCCTGCTTCGAGCAGCTGGCGTCCTGGGGTGTGACGCACGTGTGGCACCAGGCCATGCACCTGTCGCGCTGGCAGATCAGCGCAATGACGGACAAGGCGAAGGTCAAGCACGCGGACCTGATCGACTACGCCTCGAAGAAGGTGGCGCCGGACGCCAAGGAATACGCGGCGGCCATGGACCGAATCGAGGCCATGGGCTTCAACCTCTTTTCCGGCGGCGTCTCGAACAATCTGGGTTTCTGGGACGAATGGTTCGACCGCCTCGGCTACCCGTGGTCGCCCACGCTCGATGCGCTGGTGCGCGACTGCGACCTTGCTGCCGGTGGCCAGCCGCTGGCGATCGATCTGGCGGAGTTCAACGCATGGGCCGATATCGGCCTCACTCGCCCGCGCGCCATCTGGAAAGAGTTCCTGAACGGCTTCGGGCGCAGCGTGCGCAACACCGGTGAGGACACCCGCGCACACACGCAGGCCGAAGCGAACGCCTTCATCTGGCGCTTCGACGAGTTTCCCACGCGCTTCCGGCACGCCTGCTTCGCGCGCGTGCTGTACGACGACGCGCACGCCGCCGACCTGGACGGCGTGCCCCTCATGGCAGTGTCGAAAGACGGGTTCGCGGAATGGGAAGTGGGCCATTCCGATGTGACCTTCCTCAACCTCCCACTGGAAAGGAAGTGCGATGGCCGAGAACCACTCTGCTCGACAGAAGAGCAGCGGCAAGTACAGCACGCGCAAGGGCCAGATGGTCCGCAAGCGCAGCGCCCCGTACTCGCCGAAGTACCGCGGCACCTAGCAGAAAGCGGGGCGGCTGATGTCGCCCTGCCGCAGGCCTGATGCAGGCAGCACTCGTTACCCGCGAGGGCTTCGCAGACGCGCGGGCCGTGCTCCGGCGCGTCGCCGCGAAGTCGATCGCACCGCGTGAGAATCTGACCGTCAGCCAGTGGTCTGACGCGAAGATGCACCTCACGTCGAAGAGCGGCGCGAAGACCGGCCGCTGGGTCACGGACAACAATCCGCCCCTGCGCGAGCCCATGGACTGCATGAGCGCCCGCAGCAGCGTGCAGGACGTCGCGCTCATGTTCCCGATCCAGTTCGGGAAGTCGGCCGTCGCGACCAACGTCATCGGCTACTGCATGGACCACGACCCCGGCCCGATCATGTACGCGCTGCCGGGCGAAGTGTCGATGACGAAGTGGATCAACCAGAAGTTGAATCCCATGGTCGAGGCGTGCGACGCGGTGCGCGAGGCGCTGACCAGCGTGTCCAGCCGCGATTCGTCGAACACCCGCACGTTCAAGGACTTTCTCGGCGGGCAGCTGTACGTCGAACACGCTGGCAGCCCGCTGCGGCTGAAGTCGACCAGCGTGTTCCGGCTCATCGTCGACGAGGTGGACGAGTTCGCCGCAAACCTCATCGGCGGCGGCGACCCCATGAAGATGCTGGAAGGGCGCACCTCCGCCTTTCCGATGAACTACAAGCGCCTTTACATCAGCACGCCCGAACTGCTCGGCGTCAGCCGCATCCACGGCCTGTTCATGAAGGGCGACCAACGGCGCTACCACGTGCCGTGCCCGCACTGCGGCGAAATGCAGCACCTCGAATGGAAGGGCCTGCACTGGTCGGACGGCGGAAAGCGCGCCTGGTACGTGTGCCGTGAGAACGGCTGCATCATCGAAGAGCACCACAAGCGGCAGATGATCGCCTTCGGCCGCTGGGTGGCGGAAAACCCCGGCGCCGAGATCCGCAGCTACCACATCAACTGCCTGTACTACCAGCCGGACCTGGGCCCCAGCTGGGCGAAGCTGGCCGAAGAGTGGATCGACGCGCAGACCGACCCGGAAAAGCTCAAGACCTTCGTCAATGACCGGCTGGCCGAGCCGTGGGAAGACCCGGCCATGCGCCGGGCCAAGTTCAACATCATCAAGGACCGCGCCGAGCCCTACGCACTGCGCCGCGCGGTGGCCAGCGTGCTCGCCGTGACCGCGGGCGTCGACACGCAAGACAGTCGCCTCGCCGTCCACCTCACCGGCTGGGGGCGCGGCATGGCCTCATGGACGCTCGATTACGTCGAACTGCCGGGCGACCCGGAAGCCGGTGAGGTGTGGAACAGCCTGGTCGAGTTGCTGAGCCGGCCTATTGAACACGAATGGGGCGGCGTGCTGCACGTGCTCGCCACCGCCATCGATGCCGGCGGCCACCGCACTGCATCGGTGAAGGACTTCGTCCGCGCCCGGCGCATCACCCGCCCCATGTGCATCTTCGGGTCGACGCAGAACAATGCGCCGATGCTGGGCAAGGGCAAACTCGAAGACGTGAAGGCCAGCGGCCGGACCGACCGCCGCGGCCTGCTCGTCTATCAGGTCGGCACCGTCGCAATCAAGCATCAACTGTACGCGCGCCTCTCGACCGACCACGACAAGCAGGCCGCCGACCGGCTGGTGCACCTGAGCGACGACCTCGACGACTTCTACTTCAACGGCCTCGTGTCCGAGGTCTACAACCCGAAGAAGAACCGGTTCGAGAAGAAAACCGGCGTCCGCAACGAACCGCTGGACACCTATACCTACTCGTATGCCGCCGCGCTGCACCCGGAGTTGCGCCTGCATCGTCACAACCGCGACGACTGGGACAAGCGGGAGCGCGAACTGCGCGACATGGCCCGGCCCGGTGCCGTCCAGGCCGCGACCGAACGCCTGGCGGCCGCCGCGCGCAGCCGCGATGAACAGGATGAGCCCGTGCCATCGCTCGACGGCCGGCGCGACCCCGTACCGATGCCCGCACCCATGCCGCAGTCACGCCCGCGCGGCGACGACAGCGACCTTTTCTCACCCATATCGATGATCGGCTGACCATGGCACGCGAAGAACTCCTCGACGTCATCCGCGAAGAACTTGCCGCACAGCATCGCCGGCTGAGCGTGCCCGACGACGTCACCACCGAAGTGTGGAAAGGCCTCGAATACCGGCTGCGCTTCCGCGCCGGCGGTAGCGAACTGAGCTACATCCGGCGCCGGCAGGACACCTCAGCCCGCGACGCCGACATCCGGCGCCGCTTCAACGGCCGCAATGCCAATGAACTGGGGCGTGAGTACAACCTTTCCGCGCGCTACGTGCGGAAGATCGCGAAGGGGAAGTGATGAACGTGATGAAAGACCCGGCAAAGCGCGCTGAGTGGGTGTACGGACAGCCCATGGAGCCGTGCCCTAAGTGCGGCAGCTACGACATGAAGCCGCAGATGCCGATCGCTATAAAAACGCGTGGTGACGAGACCGTACCGCAGTTGGTGGGCGAATGGGCGCGGGCGACGAAGTCCGGTCCCACGCCGCTCGAAGGGCCGTGCTACTACATGTGCTGGGATTGCGGTCACAAAGCGCCAGCGGTGGATTGTGCCGGGCGCACCTCCGAGGATTGCCGCCAAGATCCCGCGCTGAACGCCGAGATGAAACGACTGTGGAACCAGCAGGAGCGATGAACATGCAATTTGCAAAAGTACTCCGCGCGCTACGTGCGAAAGATTGCGAAGGGGAAGTGATGAACGTACTGAAGGAAATCAATCTGCGGATGAACGGCGGTTGGTGTCCCGGACAGGGCGCGCTGGGCGAGTGTGCGGCGATCACGGAGATTCACGCGGAGGGCAGCGAAGACAGTTACTTCAGGGCACACCTGTATCTGCACTGCGCTGAAGGCGCACTGACGCCGCAGGAGGTCGCCGGATGGTTCCATCAGGCCGGCTGCCGGGATGTCACCATCAGCGCCGTCCTGCACGACCCCGACAACAACATCCTGAACGGGGCCAGTATCGACGACGGCGTCCGGCCGTGGGACGTCACCTACCGGCTGCCTTACCAGACTATCGATCCGAAAAAGGAAGAGGCTGCAGAGAAGACTTTGGTCGCCAAAGGCGTTGTGCCTGAGCGCGCGGCGGCGCTGGAACTGACCTGTCGCGACACGGACGATCCGGAGTACTGGGCGGAGCGCCTGCGCGGTGCTGACAAGGGTGACTGCGAACGCTTGTTGGACGCGATGTTCGATCACAGGATGAACATGATGATGAAGGGTATCCCTACGCCCGGGGCGGACGCTCGCTGCGATGAAGGTCTGGCGATCTTCCAGGAGCGATTCGATGAGGGATACCTGCCGTTTTAGAGGGCTGTGGCATGCAGCGATGGAGCACACGGAAAAGGGCCGATCATGAGAATGCGGCTATCGATCAGTTCATCGAAGATGTGATTGAGGTATGTAAAATGCATGGATACTCCATTGAACACGAAGATGCCCACGGGGCGTTCGAGGTGGTACCGTTCAATGACGATGCCTCGGAGTGGTTGCGCGCTGCGGCGGACGCGACGTGAGGCGGTAGAGGACCAATCGGAGCACATAGGCTATGGCAACAACAAATGAGCTACTGACCAACGAAGAGACGCGGCAATTCCTTGCCGAGGAAATCCCGGGTTTCATGACGGCTTTGGAGAGCGCGCTCGGGATGACTCGTGTCGATCTATGTAAGGCGCTCGAAGAAGGCCGTCTTACCAAGATGCAGGTGATCGCCGCGCTCGCGCGGCATGCCATCGACCTTACTGTACAACTCGGTCAGTTCGAAGAGGATCTGATCGAGCGCACCGGTACCGTCGAAGAGCTGAAGGCGTTTCGCGCACGGAACTAAAAAAGTGAACTAGTTCCTGTAGAAAGGACCGCGCCCGATTGCGACGCTTGCAGCATGGACCCGCTGCACACCCTGTCGCTCGATCGCCTGAACGCAATGCTCGCCGAAGCCATCGAGGCCCGGCACAATCTCGTCACCGGCCCGACCAGCGCCAGCGGCGAGGGTCGTAGCATTCAGTACGCGCAGCGCCTGACGGAAGCGGACGCCTACATCGAACGCCTGCATCAGGCGATCCGATCGAAGGAAAGCCCGCAGACCGCGGCACGCGGCCCGATCTACCTGCAGTCGGGTGGCTGCTGGTGAAGCGCGGTCGCCCCAACCTGAAGGCGTCCGGCCGTTCGGCGTCGATGCACGCCGCGCACACCGGCGCATCGCGCACCGATATCGCGCTGTCGAACTGGATGCCCTTCCCGGGCAGCGCCGATTCCGATCTGCTGCCCGACCTGGAAATGCTCACCGCGCGTTCGCGCGACCTGGCCCGCAACAACGGCATCGCAGCGGGGGCCGGCCAGACCTTCAAGGACAACATCGTCGGGTCGGTGCTGCGTCTGGTCGCGGTGCCCGACTACCGCCTGCTCGGCTGGACACCTGAGCAAGCGCGCAAGTGGGCGAACGAGACTGAGCCGCAGTTCCGCTCATGGGCAGACACCACCGACTGCGATGCGGCCGGCGAGCAGGATCTGCTGGGGCTCACGCTCTCCGCCCTGGGCGGTGCCTTCGGCAATGGCGATGCGCTGGCCCTGCCGCTGTGGCTGCCCGATCCGATGTCGCCGTGGTCGACGCGCCTCTCGCTGGTCGAGTCTGACCGCCTGTCGACGCCGCCCCAGCTTGAGCACCGCGAGGACATCCGCGGGGGCATCGAACGCGACTTCTACGGCCGGCCCATGGCCTACCACATCCGCCGCCGTCACCCGGGCGATGCGATGGCGCGTGACCGCTTCACCGTCAGCGGGCTGAACGACTGGGACCGCATCCCGGCCACAACCGACTGGGGCCGCCGTCGCGTCATCCACCTGCACGACAAGGACCGCACCGGCCAGTCGCGCGGCAAGCCGCTCGTGTCGGCGGTGATGAAAGAGTTCCACATGGCCGGCAAGTACCAGGCCACGGAACTTGAGGCGGCGGTATCGAACGCGCTGGTCGCCGCTTTCCTTGAATCGAACCTTGATCAGGAATCGGCGAACGAGTTGTTTGGCGAGGACCCGCGCGCCTCGTGGGGCGATTCGGTCAAGCAAGCTCAGAACCTGCGCCAGATGCGCGGCGCCGCGATCATCCCGCTGCCTGCCGGCGCGAAGATCACCCCATTCTCGCCCGGCCGTCCGAACGCCGCGTTCGAGGCCTTCATGATCGCGTCGCTGCGCCACATCGCAGCGGGCATGAACATCCCCTACGAACTGCTGCTGAAGGACTTCAGCAAGACCAATTACAGCAGTGCGCGCGCGGCGCTTCTCGAAGCGTGGCGCTACTTCATGGGTCGCCGTGCCTGGCTCATTCGCGTGTGGCTGCGCCCGGTCTACGAACTGTGGCTGGAAGAGGCCGTGAACGCCGGCCGCGTGCGCGCGCCCGACTTCTACGAAAAGCGCTACGCCTACTCGCGCTGCCGCTTCATCTTCTCCGGCCGCGGCTGGATCGACCCTGTGAAGGAAGCTGAGGCCGCCGGTATCCGCATGCGTCTGGGTATCTCGACGCTCGAAGCCGAGTGCGCGGAACAGGGGCTGGACTGGGAAGAGGTGCTTGAGCAGCAGGCCGCCGAGCGCGAAGTGAAGCGGCGCCTGGGCCTGCCGCTCGACGTGCCCACCACCTCCGGCGCCCCGGCGCAGCCGCCAAGCCAGCGCGACCCCCAACAGCAGGATGAGCGCGAGGAAGAAACCGCATGAAGACCTATCCCCATCTGGCCGGCCGGCTGTTCAACACGCCGCTGCTGGTACATGCCCAGGCACTGGACGCGCTGATCGCTGGCATCGGCCCGCGCCTGCTCGGCCTGTCGGACGACGTGCTGGCACAGGTGCTTTCGTCCGGTAGCGCTGACCCGGAAATGTTCTCGACCCGCCGCGGTGAGCGCGTGAAAGAAGCCGGCTGGCCCGGCTATGCCGTGGTCGACGGCGTGGCGGTGGTCGCGGCCGGCGGCGCGCTGGTGCATCGGACCAAGCTCGACGCCGACTGCACTCTGCTGCTGGGCTACAACGACCTGGCCATGGCGACCGAGCACGCCATGCAGAACCCCGACGTCCACGCCGTGCTGCAGGTCTACGACAGCCCGGGCGGCGAGGTGCAGGGCGCGTTCGAGTACGCGCAGCGCATGTTCGATCTGCGCGGCAAGAAGCCGCTCATCGCCATGGCCGACGGCATGGCGGCCAGTGCGGCCTACCTGGGTGCGTCGGCCGCTGACGAAGTCGTGGTCAGCCGCACCGGTTACGCCGGTTCCATCGGTGTCGTGATGCGGCATATGGAGTTCTCGCGCCTGCTGGCGAACGAGGGCATCAAGGTCACGCACATCTTTGCTGGTGCCCACAAGGTCGACGGAAACCAGTTCGAGGTGCTGCCCGTCACGGTGCAGGCCGAACTGCAGGCCGAGGTCGACGACCTCTACAGCCAGTTCGTGGGCGCGGTGCTGCAGCACCGCCCGCGCATGACCGACGAAGGCATCCGCAAGACCGAAGCGCGCGTCTTCCGTGGCGTCGCCGCCGTGGCCGCTGGCCTGGCCGACCGGGTCGCCACCACCGATCAGTTGATTTCCGAGTTGGCGGCACGCCGCCCGACTCGTTCCTACGGGCAGCCCGCCCGAGCCACCGCCGAGCAGAAAGGAGACACCACCATGTCCGGCACCCAAGCACAGGCGGGTTCGCAAGCGCCCGCCGCCACCTTCACCCAGGCCGATCTGGACGCAGCCCACGCCCGCGGCCGCGAAGAAGGTGCGAAGGCGGAGCGCGAACGCGCCTCCGCCATCCTCGCGCACGACGAGGCCAAGGACCGCGGCGCGCTCGCGCTGCAGTGCGTCACCACCGGCCTGTCGGTCGAGCAGTCCGCCGCGATTCTGGCGGCCGCTCCGAAGGTTGCGCCCGCTGCTGCAGCCAACGGCTTCGCCGCAGCCATGGCCGGCGTCCAGAACCCGGACGTGCGGGCGGGTGAAAGCAAGGGCACCGAGAGCGACCCCAAGGCCATCGCTTCCATGTGGGAGCAGGCGCACGGCACGGCCTGACAGCCGGCCTGCATATCCACCTGAACCGGAGACGAAACCATGACTGTTCTGACCGAAGGCCGCCATACCGCGGAATACATCCTGAGCGAGGCCAACGGCCACCGCTCGCGCGAAGTCGGCACGCTGCTCGCCGGCAACAAACTGACGCCGGGCACCGTACTGGGCCGTATCACGGCCAGCAGCAAGCTGACCGTGCTGACGCCCGGTGCGTCCGACGGCTCGCAGACCGCCGCCGCCGTGCTGTTCGACGACGTTGACGCGACTGCCGCCGACAAGACGGCGGTCTACACCGCCCGCGACGCCGAAGTGAAGGGCGCGGCCCTCACCTGGCCGGCCGGCATCAGCGCTCCGAACAAGACCGCGGCCATCGCCGCACTTGCCGCTCTCGGCATCATCGTCCGCTGAGCGGGCGACCCCACGAATCATCTGGAGAACCCGCAATGGCCCACATGGACATCTTCAACGACCGTGCCTTCCACATGGTCGACATGACGGCGGCGATCAACAAGCGCCCGCACCTGCCCACCTTCCTGCGCTCGCAGAACCTGTTCACCCCGAAGCCGGTGCGCACCGCAACGGTGTCGATCGAACGCCAGAACGGCAAGCTCACGCTCATCCCGACCACCGAGCGCGGTGCGCCGCCGACGGTTGCAGATGCCGACAAGCGCGACATCCGCGACTTCCGCACGGTGCGCCTTGCCAAGGGTGACAAGATCTACGCGCATGAGATCGAAGGCATCCGCGCCTTCGGTTCGAGTACCGAACTGCAGCAGGTGATGGAGGAAGTGGCGCGCCGCCAGACCAACCTGCTGCGCGACCACGAACTCACGCTGGAGCGCATGCGTCTGGGCGCGGTGCAGGGCATCGTGCTCGACGCCGACAACAGCGTCATCCGCAACTGGTACAGCGAGTGGGGCATCACCCAGCCCACGGAATTCGATTTCGAACTCGACGACCCGGCCACTGACGTTCGCGAGAAGTGCACGGCGGTCGTTCGTGCCATGGCTCGCGCGTCGGAAGGTTCGTGGGTGGACGGCGTCACGCAGGTGCATTGCCTGGCCGGCGACGACTACTACGACGCCCTGACGAATCACCCGAACGTCCGCCAGACCTACCTGAACTGGATTGCGGCTGCGGAGGTGCGTGAAGGCAATGCGTTCGAATCGTTCCGCTACGGCGGAATCACCTTCCACAACTACCGCGGTACCGACGACAACTCAACCGTGGCCATCTCGCCCACGCTGGCCAAGTTCTACCCGGTCGGCGCCGTCGACGTGTTCCAGGTCGCGCAGTCCCCGGCCGAAACCTTCGATTTCGTGAATACCCCGGGCCAGGAGTTCTACACCTGGATCGTTCGCGACAAGGACCGCAACGCCTGGGTGCAGCCGGAAATCTTCAGCTACCCGCTGCACATCTGCACCCGCCCGCTGATGCTGCAGCGCGCGAAGATGGCCTGATAGCCATGCCGGCCACGCCCTTCGCCGCCGTGCTCGACCGTATCGACCGCACATCGCAGTCGATGCTGTCGGACGCGCTCGCCACGTGGGTTCCTTCCACGGGCGAGCCGGCGCGCGAGGACGTGGCCGTCATCTTCGGCATCGAAACCATCGACGCCTTCTCGGCCAAGCGTTCGGATGCGATCAAGTACCTGCTCGCGGACTTGCCGGGCCTGCGCAAAGGCGAGGCCATCACCATCACGCAGAACGGCGTCGCCGCGGAATACGTGGTCGGCGACACCGGCCTTCTGACGGCCACCCGCGGCATCGCCTGGCTGAACAGCAAGCGGGGTGCATGCGCATGACCCCGAACCGCAACTGGCTCGACGCCGAACCGCTCATCCTGCAGCGCCTGCGCGAGCGCTTCCCCGATGTCCCCGATGTGCTGATGTGGAAGGACGTGCCCGACAACTTCAGCGATCTACCGCTGCCGCTGGTGGCGGTGCGCTTCGTCGGCTTCCGCGTACTGCCCAGCGAACGGCCGCTGCCGCGCGAAGCGCGCCTGCGCGCGGAGTGGCACGTCATCGTCGCCGGCCGCGAGGGCACCGAGCACGACCCGTCGGGCCCGGCCGCTGCGCAGCTGTCCGACCTGTGCGGCCGTGTGCTGGGCGCGCTGCTCGGCTACCGGCCCGAAGGCTTCCCCAAACCCCTCATGCCGCTCGACACCCCCGCCATGTTCCCGGAAGCGGGCGTCGAGTCGCATGCCTGCGGCTTCGGACTTGAGTTCGTGGCTGTCGCAACCTGAAAGGACACCCGTGCCCATCGAATCCACCGACATCGAGTTCCGCCTGTCCGGCGGCGGTTCGAACACCGACCCGAACGCGGCGCTGGGCGGCGCGAAGAGCACCACCGAAATCGGTACCGGCCTGCACAACCTGTTCGACATCGTCGGCAGCGCCGAATCGGCGGCGGGCGACACCGAGTACCGCTGCTTCTATGTGCACAACGCGCACGCGACGCTCACGCTCGAAAACGCAGTCATCTTCATCCAGAGCAATACGCCGAGCACCGACACCATCGCCGAAATCGCGGTCGGCAGTTCGGCGGTGAACGGTACCGAGCAGACCATCGCGAACGAGTCCACCGCGCCGACCGGTGTCACGTTCAGTGCCGCTGCGAACCTTGGCGCCGCATTGGCGCTTGGCGACATCCCGCCCGGACAGCATCGCGCCGTGTGGGTGAAGCGCATCGTCGCCGAAGGAGCGGCGGCGTACAACGACGACCAGATCACCCTGCGCGTGCAGGGCGATACCGCCGCGTAACGGCGCCTACGCATGGCTGTCGCCCACGACCAGCGGACCCTGCCGCTCGCCCGCAACCCGGACAACCCGTCCGCGGCAGGGATCACGCTCGCCTGGGATTTCACTGGCATGGGCAGTCTGCCGGAGGCGCAGCCGTTCCTGTTTGGCGGCGGCTCAGCGCCCTCGCTGACGGTCAGCGGCAATCGCAGCTATCCGACGTACAACGGCATCCAGGGCGTCCGGCCCGGTGGCTCTGGTGCGTCCGGCAGCTACAGCAACCTGACGTTCACGGGTCAGGGCATGCAGGTCGGCACTGGCGATTTTCAGGTCGCGCTGATCTTCACGACCGGGCCTACGCTGCCGACCACGAACAACACCATCAAGGCGCTAGTCATCCGCAACGATGCGGGCACGGCGCTGGTGGACTTCACAATCAGCGAATCCATCGGCAACGGCTGGTTCCTGAACGCGAACAGTTCGACCGGCGAGGGCACGGCGGTCACCGCCACCATCTACGGCGTCAACAAGACCGTCATTCTGTGGTTCCGCCGCCGTGGCGGCGTGACCAATGTCTGGACGCAGGAGGCGACGCCGTCAAGCATCCTTGTCGCGCGCTACAACGCAGGCAGCGACAGCACCGCATGGACCGACACCAGCGCGAAGCGGATCTACATCGCGTGGAATCAGAGCACGACCGCTGTCGTCGATGTCGCGATTCACGGTGTGCGCTTCTGGGGTGGGTCGTCGCTCGACGACGAGGCGACGCGCAACGTCGGTCGCGACTTCTGGGCGCTTGAGGCAAACGAGGTCGAAAGCGACAGCCTTGCGATCACCTCGCCGGCCGCCGACACCGCCGTCCCGACCACCACCACGATCAGCGGCACGTACACCGGCACCGCGCCGACTGGCGTCGATGTGCAGCACGGCAGCGCATCGTGGGTGACGCTGTCGGGCTTCAGTGCCTCGTCGGGCACGTGGTCCGGCAATGCGGTGCTGGCCGTAGCGTCGGCCGCAGCTCTGCGCGCGCGCTATGGCAACAACACCAGCATCGTGTCGGCCGATGTCGCGAATATCACTGTCGAGGCCGACGCGATCGCCTTCACGGTACCGATGTCCGGCGCCGACCCCGACCCGATGGGCGCTGTCGATTACCGCCTGTTCCAGCGTGACGGGTCGAACCAGGCCACGGGCGTGCGCGTCACCGGCACATATGACGGCGACCCGGATGGCCCGATCGAGTGGCGCTTTGCCGGCGGCAGTTGGGCCACGCTGGACGCGACGCCTACAGGCGGTGAGTTCGACGAGACAGTGACGCTGCAGGGCCCGGCACAGGGCGCGCTCGAAGTCCGTTTCGCTGCGAACCCGTCTGTGTCGGCCGCGCTGTCCTACGTCGGTGTCGGCGACCTGTATCTTTGCGCCGGGCAGAGCAACGCGGCCGGCTGGTCGCCGAGCTATGTGCAGCCAGTAGCGCCCGACACGAACCCGACGTGGAAAGCGGTCGAGTTCGATTTCGCACACGTGTGGCGGGAAAACTTCGAGACGCTGGCCAAGCCGTTCCACATCCCCGGCGACGCCGTGTATTCAGCGTTCAATGCCGGCGGCGCGGGTGACGGGTCGTACTACGGCCACCTCGCCACGCTGGCGATGTCATCCGGCGTGCCGATCGGCGTGGTGCCCGCGGCGCGCGGCAGCACGAACATCGACCAGTGGAATGCCGGCAGCCCCTCGAACACCGGCACGCTCTATGGCGCCATGCTGGCTACCGCGCAGAAGCTCGGCAGCTTCCGCTACGTGCTGTGGTGGCAGGGTGAGGGCTCGATGTCGGACGGTGCGACCGGCACCGCCTACGACCCGACGCTCTACGCCGGGAAGCTCGACGAGATCATGGATGCATTCGCCGCGGCCGGTCAGACCGCGCAGTGGGTGCTGACGATGCCGTGTCTCGCGAACCCGGAAGCCAAGGCGAATGGCGTCCTGCTGCGCGCCGCGATCGCGAGCCTTGCGAGCAACGAACACGTCGCCGGTGTGCTCGACCTCGACGACCCGACGCCGGCCTACGACACGCTGCACTTTGAAGGCAGCACGGAGATCATCACCATCGCCGAGCGCATGGCAGCGCTGCTCGGCTACGCCCTGGCGCCGGTGCAGTCCGATGCCGCTCTGCGCTGGTCCCTGAAGTCCGCGGTGTCGCTCGACGCCGCGATCCGCTGGTCCCTGCTGCAGCCGGTCCAGGCGGATGCCGCCGTGCGCTGGTCAACGCTTCAGCCCGCGTCTGCCGACCTGATCGCCCGATGGGCAATGCAGTCGATCGCAGCGGCTGACCAGACCGCAGCCTGGAGCGTTCTGCAGACCGTGGAACAGACCCAGCTGATGGCGTGGCAGCTGCTGCAGGCGGCGCAGGCCGACGCCGCGCTGCGCTGGGCGATGCTCGAAGCAGTCAGCGGCGACGTCACCGCGCTGTGGGACATCGCCGCCACGCTGGGCATCGTTTCGGCCGATCTCGCGCTGCGCTGGTCCGCGCTGGCGACCGTCGCGGCCGACGCCTCACTGCACTGGCACCTGCTCAACGCGGTCGCGCGCGGCGTCGATCTGCCGTGGCACATCGTCCAGACCATCGCCGCCGACAGCGCGCTGCGCTGGGCACTGGTGTCGGCCGTGCAGACCGACCTCACCGCAGCCTGGCGACTCGTGATCGCCGTCAGTGCTGACAGCGTGCTCGCGTGGGACATGGCCGCCGCCGTCGGCGTCGTCGCCGCCTCGCTCAGCCTGCACTGGTCCGTCGTCGCGCGCGTGCAGCAGTCCATCGACGCGCGCTGGTCGCTGCTGGCGTCGGTCGGCGCCGATGCTGATATGCGATGGGACATCGTCACCGGCGTCATGCGCGAACTCACCGCGCGCTGGGAAGTGGTCGCGCAACTGGTCGCATCGGCAAGCCTCGATCTCGCGTGGTCGCTGGTGGCCGTGTCCGAAACCGATCTGGTCATCCGCTGGCAGGTCGGCGAGGTGTTCGACCTCGTCGTGCGCAAGCGCTTCGTCGCGGGCGCATCCACCCGCCGCGTGTTCGTCACCGGTGCATCCACCCGCAGGAGCTTCGTCGCATGAGCGTCACCGCGGAAGTCTGGCCGTTCAAAGACCCGGAAGAGGCGTTCGCCTGCGCGTTCAGCTTTGCTCGCGAGTTGGCCGAAGGCGAAACGATCACCGGCACGCCATCGATCACCGTGGCGGTCGTCAATGGCACTGACGCCAGCCCGGCATCGCTCAAGTCCGGCGGGCCAGTCATCGAAGGCGGCCGCGTGCTGCAGCGCCTGGTCGGCGGCGTGGCCGGCGTCACCTACAGCCTCACCTGCATCGCCAGCACCAGCGAGGGCAACACCCTCGCGCGGGCCGCGATCCTGCCTGTTGAAGTCGCAAGCCGGTGGAACCAGTACCGCCGGGTCATCAACCCCACCACCACCTGAAAGGACACACCATGCTGCAGGCCGCAATTCTCTCCGGCATCCTGGAGACCGCTCTGTGGGACCCCGCCGTCCCGTTCGATAGCCGCAACTTCCGCGATATGGGGAACGTCACGGCGCTCAACTATCAGTACGACGTCGAGCAGCGTCGACTGCCGAATGCACGCACCGGCCGCGGTACCTACGCGTCCGCGGATCGCGTGAATGAGGTGACCGGCGGGTTCGATGCGCGCAACTTCAACCCGGATAACCTGGCCCTCGCGCTGTGGGCGACGACCACGGTAGGCGCTACCACCGCGATTGTCGATGAGCCGCATGTGTTCCACGGTGCCGGCTCGTTTGTCATGACGGCAAAGCTGATCAACACGACAGTCGCGCCGGTCGTGAAGGTCGGATCAACCACGGTGCCGACGTCGGACTATGTGGCCGAGCGGGCCGGCATCCGCTTCAATCCGACGGTGGCGACTGCGGAGTTGGTGGCCGAGGAGGACATCACGATCAGCTACACGCCGAGCGCAATCGTCGACATCGAAGCGCTGGTGACGACCGCCCCGCTGGTAAGCATGCGCCTGATTGGCGAAGACGCGGTGTCGGGTCAGCCCGTAACCGCGCGGTTCCACAAGGCGAAGCTGGGGCTCAACGGGCAGGTCGACATGATCGGTGACGACTTCATCTCAGTCCCGATCAGCTTCACGCTTGAGGAAGACGAGTCGGTCATCGGCAGCGGCCTGTCGAAGTACTTCAAGCTCCAGCAGCTGGGCGCCGCGGCATGACGCAGCTTGCTGCAGTCAGCGAGGTGCCGACCCGTGAGGCCGGCATCGTCAAGGTGCGCGAGATCACCCTTGCGGAGATCCGCGCGCACCTGGCCGGCGCGGAATCTCGCGAGCAGGCGCCAGCGGCCGGCGGCGAGTCGCCCGACCGCGGCGACCTGTTCGTGGCGTCGGTGCTGGGCGGTTTCTCGATCGCCGATCTGAAGCGCTTTACCGACCTGGACGATGAGCGCTGCAGCCGCCTCACGCCTTCGGAGTTCAAGGCGGTCTTCGAGCGCGTGAAGGCGCTGAACCCGGATTTTTTCGCCGTGCTCGACCAGTGGGCAGCCGACCTGGTCGAACGCATGACGTCCGGGCTGACATTGAGCGAGGCGCCCTGATGCTGGAGCAGCTGGGCCACGCCAATGTGTGGGCCTACCCGTATGCCCTGTTTCTGCGCGCCGCCGAAGTAGCGAAGAAGACCCAGGGGAAGGGCGGCTGACGCATGGCGGCGCTGAACAAGGACGTATCGCTCACGCTCGCGTTCAAGACGCTGGGCATCCGCGACGTGAAGAGCGTCGCGGGCGACCTGAAGGCGGTGCGCAGCGCGCTGGACGAGATCAAGTCGAGCGGCGCAGCGCCCGAAGAGATCGCCCGCGCGACGGCTGCGGCGCAGAAGCAGACGGCTGCACTGCGCCGTGAGTTGGAGCGCACGCCGGCATCGGTGTCGGCCCTGTCGCAGGCGATGGGTGCGCTGAAGATTCGTTCGGTGGCGGACATTCGTGCGGACATCGCGGCGGTGAATACGGAACTGGCGCGCGTGAAGCAGAACGCGAACAGCCCGCTGGATATCGCCCGCGCCACCGCGGCGGCCGAGAAGCAGGTGGCGGCGCTGCGCCGCGAACTGGGTCTGGCGCCGAAGTCGATCGCCGATGTGTCTTCCGCCTTCGCCGCGCTCGACGTCCGGTCGTTCAAGGACATCCGCACCGATATCGAGGCGACGAACGCGGCGCTGGAGCGCGTGCGCCGCAGCGGTGCCGCGCCGGACGAACTCGCGCGCGCAACGGCCGCCGCGCAGCAGCGCGTTGCGAAGCTGACGGCGGAGCTGCAGGGCGCTGTACAGCGCACGCGCGATCTGGGTGGCGCATCGGCCGGCCTTACGAACGCCTACCGCACGCTCAACATGCGCGGGCCGGCCGAACTGCGCCGCGAAATCATGGGCGTCGAAACCGCTCTGCAGCGCGTCAAGGCATCCGCCGCGGGGCCCGCGGAGATCGCTCGCGTATCGGCCATCGCGCAGCAGCGCGTGAGCGAACTGCGGGCAGAACTGAACGGAGTGGCGGCGGCGGGCACGAACGCGGGCGGCAGTGTCGCCGCGCAGTTGGCGGGAGTTGTGTCGGCCGCAGTAGCGGCACGCGCAGCCGTGTCGGCGGTGCAGTCAGTGATCGAAAAGGGCCTGGCCGCCGAATCGCTGCAGGTGCAGTTCGACTTCGCCTTCAGCGGCGACGTGTCGCGCGCCGGCGAGGAACTGGCGTGGGTGCGCGCGCTGGTCGAAGAACTCGGCCTCGAACTCGAAACCACCGCACGCAGTTACGCGAAGCTGGCGGCCGCCTCGCGCGGCACTGCGCTGGAAGGCGAAGCCACGCGCGACATCTTCCGCGCAGTGGCCTCTGCCGCCACGGTGATGCGCCTGAGCACAGAGCAGACCGAAGGCGCGCTGCTGGCCATCCAGCAGATGATCAGCAAGGGCAACGTCCAGGCCGAAGAACTGCGGGGCCAGTTGGGCGAGCGCATCCCGGGTGCGTTCCAGATCGCCGCGCGGGCCATCGGCGTGACCACGCAGGAACTGGACGGCATGCTGAAGAAGGGCGAGGTGGTCGCGTCCGACTTCCTGCCGAAGTTCGCGGCCGAACTGCAGCGCAGCGTGGGCGGCAGTCTTGAAACGGCGTCGGATTCGCTGGGTGCGCAACTGAACCGCATCACGAACCGGCTGACCGAGTTCCAGCAGCGCATCGCTGCGTCCGGTGTGATGGACACCGTGGCGCTGCAGATCGAAAACCTGCTGGCGCGCATCGAGGAGGCCGCCGAGAACGGCGACCTCGACGCCTTCGCGCAGAAGCTGTCCGACGTGATGTCGGACGCAATCAACATCATCGCCGCAGTGACGGATGCGGCGATCGCGCTGTCCAGTGCGCTTGAGGCGCTGGCGCCGGTTATCGCCGGGCTCGCGGTGGCGAAGGCGGCGGGCGCGCTCGGGCTGCTGAACGGATCACTTCTCACCATGGCCTCGGCGGCGACTTCTGCCGGCGGCGCCGCAGCGCTGGCGACTACCGCTGTGCAAGGATTTCTGTCGGTCATCGGCAAGGGGGCGGCGCTTGCAGTCATCGGCCTGTCGACGCAGAAGATCCTCGAACTGGTCGCCGCCATGCGCGAGTACAGCGATGTGACCGAGAAGCTGGCACGCGACGACCAGAAATTCCTGTCCGAGAACAAGGCCGTGATGGAGGCCACCGCCTTCGCAAAGGACGCGGTCCGCCTCAACTCGGAGCAGATCGCGGAACTGAGCGCAAGTGAGCGTGCGGCGTATGAAGAGCGGTTGAAGTCGGCGGCCGAGTACTACCGCGCCCGCTCGAACCTTGAGAACCGCGCAGCCGCGAACAGCAACGTCACGCCGCAGTCGGCCATCGACGCCGCCCGCGACGCGCGGGCGTATGAGAACAGCCTGCAGGAACTGGCGAACATCAACAATCGCCGCGTGCAGTTGATCCAGGACTTCAACGCCCGCCAGGCGCAGGCGAAAGACCAGGTGCTGGCGACGCTGAAGCAGAAGCTGGGCGCGCAGCTCAAGGCCTACGACGACGCGAACAAGGCGCTGGAGGGCGCCCGCAAGCGGCGCGAGCAACTGGCGAAGTCGAACGACGACTTCATCGCCGGCATCGGCCAAAGCCGCAAGCCCGAGCGCGAAGCGAATACCGGTGACGTGCAGGCCCAGATCGCCCGCTCGCGGCAGGCACTGGCCGGCGGCAACTTCGAAGACGCCATTCGTGCAGGCGAGCGCGCGAAGTCGCTCATCAGCGAGATCGACAAGGCGGGCGGGTCGAGCGCCGACGTGCTGGGCTACCTCGCCAAGCAGGTGAAGGCGCTGCAGGACCAGGCGGCAGCCGGTGCCGAGCAGGCAGAGCAGGCGAAGCTGTCCACCATTCAGGACGCCATCAACAAGCTGCGCACCGATGCCGAATGGCTCAAGACCATCAGCGTCGGTTTCGACCAGGCCGGCGCCGCGGCCAGCCTTGAAACGCTGGTCACCACGCTGCAGGAAAAGCTGAAGAACAACCCGATCGTGCTGCCTGTCGTCACCGTGCCGGCCGGCGGCAGTGGCGCTGACGACAAGCGCACCGCGGAGATACTGGGCGAACTGCCGAAGAAGGCCACCGGCGGCAAGCTGCGCGGGCCCGGTACCGGCACGTCGGACAGCATCCTGATGTGGGGCAGCAACGGCGAATGGATGATCCGCCAGCGCGCGGCCCAGTACTACGGCGACGGCTTCATGCGCGCCATCAACAACATGGAACTGCCGCGCTACGCCATGGGCGGCGCGATTGGTGACAGCGCTGCGCGGGCGACGTCGAGCCTTTCGGGCGCGGTGCAAGACCGCGCCATGCAGCCGGCCTTCTTCAACATCCCCGGCGTCGGCCAGGTGCCGGTGCAGATCGACCGCGCAACCTCGCGCAACCTCGAAAAACAACTGCGCCGCGAAGCGCTGAAAGTGGGGCGGTGATGTACGGCGGAAAAGCCTTCGAACTGGGCGGCGTCGTCGTGCCGATGACGGCCGCCCTGGGCCTGCAGCAGCAGGTTTCGGTAACCGGCGGCAGCGCCATGCGCCGCATGATGAATGGCGCCGCCATCAAGCAGACCCAGTGGCAGAAGCTGGCGATCACGCTCAGCGGCAACGGCTGGGCGCCGCTGGGGCTGGATGCCCTCGACTACTCCGGCCCGCTCACGCTCAAGTGCGGCTTGCCCCGCGCTATCCGCTCGCAAAGCACCTCGATCGCGCTGCCGGTCGGCCGGCGCACCGACACGGGCTACGAGCCATTCGCCCGCGCACACATGGCCGACGGCCGCGAGGTCGAAACCGCTGTTTCGATCGCAACACACACCGCGACCGTCACCGCTGTGGCTGGCGCCGTCGGTTATGCCGTCTGGTACTTCCCGCAGATCACCGTGATCGCCAGCCCGCCGGACGAAACCTTCGACCAGGAAGCCGCCGAGTGCTCGTGGTCAATCTCTGCTGAGGAACAGTAATGATCGCCTTCGACCGCGTCGCGCAGTACATCACCAGCGTCGGCACCGACGAAGTCATGTCGCTGGGCACTGCTGTGCCGACCTACCTCACCGCGGAGGCAGCGGCGGCCGTCGGCTCGATTTCTGGACCGTGGCCGGTGCCGTACCTGATCATGAACGGTGACGGCGCGGGCTGGGAGCTGGGCCTCGGCAGCATTTCGGCCACTGGTTTTCTGTCGCGCTCGAAGGTCTTCAGATCGAGCAACAGCGGCAACCGCATCGCGGTCACCGACGACCCGAACTCGCCCATCGTCTACGTCGTGTGGTACGGACTCGCCGCGCCCGCGGTGACGCATTCGCAGGCGTCCGATGATCCGTTCTCGGGCCTCGATCCCGCGCAGGGCTGCATCGTCGCGGCCGGCGTGTTCGGCGCGACCGGCCTCGGCTCGCAGTCGCGGGTCAATGCAAACGGCGGGACTGCGCTGGGCGTCAATGCCTACTCGCGGGTCGAAGAGGCGACCGCGCTCGGAGCGCTAGCGGACGCGCGCGTCATCGGCGCCGTGTCGTCCGGAGTGTTCGATGCCGCTGACGTCGTATGGGTCGGCTCTGCGCAGACCTTCGACGATTCGCCGGCCCTCATCGGGCGCAACGGTATCGGCATGGTGCCGTGGGCCACCGGCGTCTATACGCTCGACGTGCTGGTGTCAGGCCGCCGTACCTCGCCCAGCGCGGCGGCCTATGGCGCACGGATCACCGGCGTCGTTATGCGTACCGCAGGCGGCACCCCGGTCATCGTCGACACGCCGACCAAGACCGACATAGCGCTCACCGCCGGCGCCACCGCGACCTGCGCGCTGGTGATCGACGGCGACAACAACGCCGTGACCGTCGAGGTGACCGGCGGCGCCAGCGACGAATGGATGTGGTCCGCATCCATTCGTGCGGCGGAGCAAGCGGGCTTCTGATGTTCGGCGCGCTCCCTTTCGGCTCTGCGGCATTCGGCTCCGGCCCGCTCGGCGATCCGCCCGACGCGCCGGCTGGAGGTTCGCTGACACTGCCGCTGCGCATCACCGTCGTCGAAGCCGAATCGATCACGCTACCGCTGCGCATCACGCGCGTGCAGTCGCGATCTGTCGCGCTGCCACTTCGCATCAGCGTGGTCGAAGAGGTCGATATCGCGCTGCCGCTGATCATCACCGTGCAGTCGTCGACCATCGCGAGCCCGAACCGCTGGCGGCCCGTTGTCACGCTGGGTGGTGTCGATGTCAGTGCGCGCCTGACGGGCGAGATCCGCATCGAGGCGGCAGAGGGCGAAGCGCGCGTCGCGTCCTTCGTGATGAAGCCGGCGCCTGGCCCGCTCACGCTGCCAGACTGGACCGGTGCTGTCGTGACCATCGACATCGCGCAGCAGGACGCCAGCGGCAACGCGGTCGACGCGCGCCGCCTATTCACCGGCGTCGTCGATGTGCCGGATCTGGACCTGACCGAACGGCTGGTGTCTTTCGAGTGCACCGACCAGCTGCAGCAGGTCGTGCGCAGCTTGCCGCGCGAGTGGGTCGAAACGAACGTTGGTGGCTACTACAGCGAGGCCGTCAGCGGCGAGTCGTCCGACATGCTGCAGTACGCCGATGCGCGACTCGCCAGCGTGGCGGCCTCGCTCGACCTCGATCCATACCAGGCCGCGCGCGTCACGCCCTGGCACATCGACGACGCCCCCGTGCTGGTGCTGACCGAAGCCGACATCTTCGACGGCTCGCTGCGCGTCGAACTCGCCGGCCGCGCGGGCATCCGTAACGAGATCGAGACGGTGCTGCAGTACCGGTTCCCGCGCCTGCGCGCCCGGGTGGTGTCGGTCAATTTCGAGCGCACCATCAATCAATACACGTCGCAGGGACTGGACATTCCGAACCGCGACATGATCGAGCAGGCGCTGTCCGGCATGAGCGGGTGGCAGCTGCTCGGCGAGATCAACATGGTGCCGGTCGATCCGGGGCAGTACGAATCGTCAGGCAGCGGCGGCACGGTTTTCACGTCCATCAGCGCGACCGACGCGCCGCAGCTTGCGCTCGGCTTCGCCGCCCGATTCGCAAGCCGCTGGGTGCAGTGGGTGACCGAGGAATACCGGCTCAAGGTTTCCGCACAGGCCTCGATCGACGCGCTCGGCCTCGCGCGCGAAACATCGAACGGCGCCACGCTCGACGCCGGCTTCGATGACGGCGCCTGGCTGAGCGAGCCCGCAGCCGAACCGGCGCTGACCCTGCCCACAAGCGGCGACGTGGCGCTCGACTACGGCGGCGCCGGCCGCTCAGATCGCGCCGCGGCGCAGAACGCCGTGCGCACGCTGGTCGCGCAGGCCCGACGCCAGATCCTCGCGACGCACCGCGACACCCGCGCGTGGTCGATGACGCCGCTGCACGCCGGTATCGACCTGAGCCGGCGCATCGAGGTCGGCACCGCCGAACTGCATGCGCTCGGCAAGGTGGTCGTACTGAAACACCGCATGGACATCGAAACCGGCGAGCACGATACCGAGTTCGCGATCGCCGTCAGCGGCTTCTCCGCCGTCGGTCTGCAGGACGATGACCCGGTCGACGCACCGGCCGCGCCGACCGACCCGACGCCCGCGCCCGGCCCCGCGCAACTTGGCTGCATCTGCGACATGTACATCGGGCAGGTCACCGGCGCGCCGGAGTTCGATGACGCGACCATGATCGGCTTCAGCACCAACGCGAAGGCCGGCGCCGATTTCGACGCCGAGGCGCCCGCGTATCCCTACGCGCTCAGCGTGCAGGCCCCGGAGATCGAGGCCGCCGTGCGCGACCCGATCACCCTGCCGAAGCCGGCCGCCTACGCCGTCGCCATCCCTCAAGACATTTTGGAGATCACCGCGCTATGAGCTTCGGATTCTTCGCCGACGCCGGTTTGACCATCCCCTTCACCGTCGAGGCTCGGCATTTCAGCACGCAGGGCGATCGCCTGATTTACTTCGGCAGCACGGACGCCGACAAGCAGCTGCAGGACAGTACGAACCCGGGCGTTACGAACGTACAGGTCACCATCACCGACAGCGCAGGCGGCTCTGGCCTGGCGGCGGCGTCGATCAAGCTGGCGTCCACATCGGGCGGCCTCACATCAGCCACCGGCGGCGCCGCGCTGAGCCTCGGCCACACCGTGCTCAGCGGTGCGGGCAACGCCAAGCCCATCCACATGCGTTTCGACACATCGGCCGGCACGGTGGGCACCGACTACACCGACCTCGGCCTGGCAGTGCCCAACGTCATCGAGTCGGCGGTGTAGTCGGTGGGCGATATCGCGAAATCGCTGGCGAGCATCGGCGCGCGTGAGTTGGCAGGCGGCGGAATGACGCAGGGCACGCGCCCGCCGTTCGAACCGAAACCAACACAGGGCGCGAAGCCGCCAGCGGTGGGCAAGAGCAAGTCGGGCGGCGGCAAAAGCACCGGCGGCGGTGATCTAACCGAAATCAATGCCAGCGAGCGCACATATTGGCCGTCTCAAACAATCGTTTCTTCAGACGGGATTTTCTCGATCCAGATTGATCCCATTAAGAGCGTCACTTTAGCGGACGGGCGCAAGATCAATTTCGCGGAGCCGAGCGATGTCTGAAGTGTCCTCGCTGAAGTCCGTCGGGGCGATCTTGGCAAACACCGTGGTATTCGGAAATCCGTTTCACGGGCTTGTAATCGCACCGTCTTATGGCGGAACAGGAACGCTTGACCATGGAGGCCCGACGACAAAAACAGTGAATATGCCGTTCTCGGCAGATTGCTGGAAATATCACCTGGCCGGAGTTCCACCAGTCGAACGCACCCTCGACGAATTGGATGCCGACGCGGATGCCGGGCATTTGTGGCTATCTGATGTGGTGATTAATCAGACGATGCTTTACGGACGGGGGCTTGTTGCCCCGACCTTTCCGAAGCCCACTATTGTGGATTTTGTGTGGAAAGATGAAGACGGCACCTCATGGGGAATAGGCTTTACATTCACGCTCACATCCGTGGTCGCCGTCGGAAACGAAATTGAAATTTGCATTACGCGATTTGGAGAGATCGGGGGCGGCCCAGTGCCTCCGAGATACATCACGAGAGAAACCGGGATTAATTTTTCAGCCGCATCTATCAGCTCGACATTTCACAACGTCTACTTGTCTCCAGCGCAGTACCACCTCTATGACGTGAGGTCCGATGGGAGCGGGGCTATCGTCGGTCTGTGTGGAGCGACAAACAGCGTCTTTTCGTCACCGTTCAGCAGACGTGTACTTGTCCCGGTCGGATTCATTGAACTGAATGTAAGCCTGGGCGTTGATGGTTGGCCGGATGTTGCGGTCACTACGTTGGCGGACACGTTGACGACATTGGGCGGCGTCGATGCATCCGAAACATATGCGTCAGACACAACCTACGAATCGTTCTTCGTCCCGCCATCGACAACATACGAAATTGCGACATCTTCATTCGTAAATTACACAACAACAAAAACGCTTAGCGGAAAAATCGTGTCGATGTTCTATCAGGATGACACTCCTGTCAGCGTCACAATTTCAACCTCCGAGGTTTTTACGTATGCAATGACTGGATCGGCTACGGTCACCGCGGTGTCCGGTGGATACAACGTCTCAGCCGTTCAGACGATTACGCAGAAACTGGTGACATCAGTAACTGCATCTTATGCTGGCGCTGAGATTTACAACTACTTCAAGGACGGGCCGCCTACGGTTACCACTTCGACAAAAAGCGGTTCTATAACCGGGACAGGGGGGTATCCGGAAAACGATAACGGGTACGGGGAAGGGGTGTTGAATTCGAGCTATTACGATGCAAATACAAGAGATTCGCGTTTAATTCTTGGTGAATTGAATCTTTCCCCGCCGAATACTTCGTACGGACCGATTCTGCACCGCTACACGAAGAAGGTATGGGGCGCGATATGGGAGGAAGCGGGAAACCTCGCTTTTGGACAAGTCGGGACGCCGGCCGGGCTGGTGAGCGGCGGCGCGGCTGTTCCTCTATCCGGATCGCCACCTGTCTATCGGAGTTTCGACCCGATAACGAATCAACTCAGCGACCGGTATTCAACCCCCGTTTGCTTCGTTTGAAAGGAAGCCATGGCAACTGCCGAACAGCACGACATCACGGTTGCGGGCGCGAAGGTGGCCAGCGCCTGGGGCGCGATCGCGATCACGTCGTGGACCGATATCGCGGCCTTCCTGGCCGCGCTCTACACGCTGCTGATGATCCTCGATCTGTGGTGGCGACGGTTCGGCCGGAACTGGGCCGAGGAGCGCGGGTGGGTGCGGAAGCGGAAGCGCCGCGCCACAGATCGGGAGGATGCAGATGAATAAGATGCGCATCGCGGTGTCGGGGCTGACCGCCTCCGCCGCACTCATCGTTTCACTGGCAGTCGGCGAAGGCTACGTCGGCGAGGCCATGATTCCGACGAAGGACGACCGGCCGACAGTCGGCTTCGGCAGCACGTTCAAGGCCGACGGATCGCCGGTGAAGATGGGCGACCGAACAGACCCGGTGCGCGCGCTGATGACCATGCACGCGCACCTGAGCCGAGAAGAGCGCGCGTTCCGTGAATCGCTGCCCGGCGTCGCGCTCACGCAGGGCGAGTACGACCTGTACATGGATTTCGTCTATCAGTACGGGGCGGCCACCTGGTCGAACAGCAGCATGCGGCGCGCCCTGCTGGCTGGCGACTACCGCACCGCATGCGATGCGCTGCTGCGCTACCGGTTCGCGGCCGGTTTCGACTGCTCGACGCCCGGGAACCGCCGATGCCCGGGCGTCTGGACGCGACAGCAAGAGCGTCACGCGAAGTGCGTGGCAGAGCAGGGGGCGTCATGAAGCTCAGTCCGATCCTGCGTCGCGCTGGCGACCTGCTGATATTCAAGTGCCCAGGTTGCAAGGCAAACCACGCGGTTCGCATCCGCGAACTATCCGCGCCGGAGGACAACCACGGACCGGGCTGGGCGTGGAACGACAATGCGGAGCGGCCGACGTTTTCCCCCAGCGTCGTTGTCCGGTCGTACCGCTATCCGCATCCGTTCGAACCCGACACGAACCCCGAGCATGCCGAGATCCGTGACGCCTTCAAGCGCCCTGGAAACGAAGGGCATGAATGGATGATGAGCCACCCGAAATGGCGCACCGTCTGCCACTCGTTCGTCCGTGAAGGTCAGATCGAATTTCTGGCCGATTGCACACACGGGCTGGCCGGCCAAACCGTGCCGCTGCCGCCGTGGTCGGACGGGGAGTTGATGTGATGCTCACTCGCTACCTGACACCCGCGCTCGGCATCGCGCTCGCGGTCACCCTGCTGGTGCTCTGGAGCACCGGCAAGGAACGCGATGTGGCGCTGGCCGAGCGTGACGCCGCGCTGGCTGCATACGGAGTCTTCCGGGCCGAAACGAAGGCCGAAGGCCTGAAGGCGAAGGCCGCAAACGTAGCCGAGAAATCCCGACTGGAGAAATTGAGCAATGACACGCGCACAGCCTACGAAATCAGCGTCGATCGCCTGCGCAGCATGCTTGCTGTTGAGCGCATGCGCAGGGCAGCCGCCGAAGGTGGAATACGTGCCGGTGGCGATCGAGTGCCCGGCACCGCCAGTGCCACCGCCGGACCTGATGAAGACGCTGCCGACGCTGGATCTGGTGCCGGCGGAGCTTCTGCCGCCGAAGAAGTAGCCGGCACACTGCCCGAGCGGTGTGCGATGGCAACGCTGCAATGCGCCTGGCTGCAACACTGGGCCGCCAGCCTCAAGCCTCCGGATGCGCGTCCGTGACGCCCTGACGTTCGCGGCCCGGCTCTTCCGGTCCGGCTATCGGTCGGACGAGGCCGCCGCGCTGTTCGCACTGGCGCGCGAGCACTACCGGCTGCTGGCCAAGATCGCCCGCATCCGGGACGACCGCAACGCCTGGCGCCGACAGTCCGCCGATCGCCAGCGTTGCACCTGTGCGTCCTGCCGTCAGTCGGCCGGACCGGCATTGGACACCACCACCCACCACGACTGAGCGTATTCCGTCACCACCTGGGCGGCGTCTTCGTGCCGCTCGATGCCGGTGATGACCATCCAGTCGGCCCTGACCGCGATCACCTCGGCGCCGTACAGCGGCCGCAGGACATCGGCTCCGTCGTCACCGATCACCCGCGCCACGCGCACGTGCCGACGTCGCACCGGGTCGCGCACATCCTTGATGATCAGCATGCCCGGCATCATCCGCTGGCGGACGTACCACGATCGCGGCATGTGCATGCCGCGGTTAAGTTTGGGATGGACTTTGCAACGCATCCGAGAACTGTATGGATATACAGTTATTCAGGCAAGCACGCCTGTTACAAATTAGGATTGCAATAAACGAATAATCGTGTATTATTCGATTCATGGACAGCGCGCTGCTGTTCATCCGACGCCGGCCGGAAGCTGGCTCTCTACGGAGATGTTGTCATGTTCAAGATGAGCGAGCAGGAAGAGTCCGCGATCAATGGCGCACTGAGCATCCTGGAGAAGCACATGCGCTACAACGCGATACAGATGTCGGAACCGAAGGTGGTTGTCGATTACCTCAAGCTCCGATTTGCCGGCCTCGGACACGAGGAATTCCATGTTGTTTTTCTGGACGCTCAGAACAAGGTGATCGTCACCGAACCTATGTTCAGGGGAACATTGACCGCGACCAGCGTGTACCCGCGTGAGGTGGTCAAAAAAGCGCTTGAGTTCAACGCCGCGGCAGTCATTCTGGCGCACAATCATCCGTCCGGGCTCGCGGAGCCATCGCGGGCAGACGAGATGATCACTGATACGCTTAAGCGCGCGCTCACGTTGATTGATGTCCGTGTGCTTGATCACATTATCGCAGCAGGATCAAACAGCGTTTCGTTCGCTGAGCGCGGACTGCTGTGATTTCACGCCGGGGATACCCCCGGCTCTCTGAGGAGATCAGGAATGAAAATCGCACAAAAGGTTGCCGCATACCGCAACGCCCACAGAAACACCGCCGGCATGGGTTTCGGCGCGCGGAACCTGGTCCTTGCGGATCTGGCCAGCGACCTCGGGCTGAAGCACTGGATCGGCACCGGGGTTTTTGAACTTCATCACCCGAAGCGCCGGGTAGCGCTCGCCGTCCTCTCTCAATGACCGGAAAACATCACAACTGGCACCGGGCGTGGTCGCGTGTCGCGCCCGGTCGGCTGCGCCATGAGTCCGGCGCGGAGTTCGTCGTCAAGCGCGGTGACGGCTACACCGATGCGCAGGTGTCTGCCGAAACGCTCGCCGTTTTCCAAGAATCCGAACTGGCGCGCGGCGTGCCACTTCACGACCTCGCCGCCAGGCTGCAGCGCTTGTGCCGCGAGGCCGTGAAGTGGCACGAAAGGAACCCCGCATGACCGACGAACAGTTCGAAGCGCTGGCAGCGCTCACGCGCCTGCATGCGCGGTCCGCAGCGCCCCGCGAAGGCGCACGCCTGGTGCTGGTCGATGGCGTCACGCTGAAAGAGGCTGCTGCGCGCGTGGGCGTGCCCCCGCAGGCCGTGAGTAACGTCCTCGCCCGCTGCCGGCGGACACTGGCGCTTGTCGAAAAAATCACGCAAAAAGAGGTTGTGTTAAACGAATAATCGTGTATTATTGAGTCATCGCAGTGAGCGATAGCTGACCCCGGCAGCGTCTCCGGGTTGTGAAGGGGTAAGTCATGGACATGTCCATCGAGCAGTTCCGCACCTGGGCCGCCTCGGCTCAATTCTCCAGCGCGACCGAGTTGTGCAACGCCACGTGCGATGAAGCGCACGACGGCTACGACGACGACGGCTCGCCCACCACCAAGACCATTACCTGCGCCTGGGCGTACCACACGCTCACCGCGCAGCTGCCCGACGGCAGCACGTTCGAGGTCGGCTACCCGCTCAACGTCCAGTGGGCTGGCACAACAAGGGCTCGCTACGACGAAGAATTCACGGCTGAAGAAGGCGAAGGCCTGGATCCGATAAGCGTCAGTGGCTTGCGCCTGATCGACGAGGACGGCGACGTGATGGGCGTGCGTGACACCGATGAAGTGATGCGCGAGGTGTTCGGCGAACGGCTCACCTCGTTCGATGTTGCGGCCCTTCTGCCGCCGGTCGATGTCGAGGAAATCAACGAGGAAGGGGAAGTCATGGAAGGCATGGAGCAGATCACGCTGAGCAATCCGGGCGCTCCGGATGTGCGGTTCACCGGTAAGCTGGTGGCGAAAGTATCCAGCAGCCCCGACCTGGCCAGCAGCTACTACAGCGGCAGCACAGGGCGCTACACCGTCCTGCGCCTATTCCGGACGCGCGGCGGGAAATTCATCGCAGAAAGCACCGGTGTCACGCAGTGGCAGGGCGAGCGTGACCGTATCAAGGTCAAGGTGTGCGAAACAGAGGCGGAAGTGATTGAGTTCTTCGGCCATGGCTGGCTGGCGAAGGATCTGTATGAAGAGGCCGGCATCAGCGACGTGAACGAGGTTGATTGATGCCGGCGCCCCTCGACCTGGTCGGGCGGCGCTTCGAAAAGCTCCTTGTGCTCAAACGCACAGGGAGCGGTCGCGGTGGAACGTGGCTCTGTCGCTGCGACTGCGGGAGGGAGGAAGAATTTCCCGCCCGCAGGCTCCCCTACAGCGATTACTCGAAAAAGCGGAAAGACGTTGCCGACGCGTGCTCGACGTGCATGCACACGCGGACCTGCGCGGCCTGCGGCCGGCAGTTTGTCAGCCGGCAGTACAAGGCGTGCTGCTCGCCCGAGTGCGAGCGAGCACATCTGCGTGCCCGCTATCTGCAGGGCTACTACGTCCGAGTGGCGCGCGACCCCGACCTGAACAAGAAGCGCGCAGCGGCGGTTCGATCGCGCGCTGCAGTGGACGCAGATTTCGCTCAACGAGTTCGGGCGTGGGAGGAGCGGGCGGCGGCGCGCAAACGCGAGCGTCTGGCCACTGATCCGGCCTACGCCGAACACGTCCGGCGGCTGCATCGCGAGCGATACAGCCGAACTGCAGAAATCGTGCAGGCCCGCCGGCGTGCGCGATGGGCATCGATGTCGCCGGATCAGCAGCGGGCCCATATTGAGCGACGGCGAGTGCTTAACACAGCCTGGGCGCGGCGCAGGCGCGAGGCCCTGCGCGAAAACCCAGTGCGATATCGCGAGTACCTGGACCGATTCAACGACTACTGCCGGGAATGGTATGCCCGGCGCCGTGCTGCAGCTGCACTGGCCGGACTGATGGATATTGGCCAAGCGCTGCAGGCGAAACTGGAGAAGAGCGACAATGGAAGCTGAGTTGATACCGGCCGGGACTGAAGAAATTGCGCTCACGCCGCGCACGCCGGCAGAACTGGGAAACCTGAGTACGCAGGCGCTGCGCGCCGAGTTGGCGCAGGCGCTCACGATGTCGGCCCGGCACCTGGCCTACCTCGCCATGATCTGGCGCGAATTGGAAAACCGCGGCGAGGACCTGTCTGACTTGCGGACCGGTCTGGCCATCTATCTGCCACAGATCGCAGCCGGGCACCTTGAAGCCGAGGCTGTGATCAGGTACGCAGGGCATCCGATGCTCCTCCGGAACATCGCGACGCTGCCCATCGAACAACAACGGCGACTGCTGGCCGGCGAGGCCGTGCCGGTGCTGACAGTAGGCTCAAGCGGGGAATATGAGCGAACGGACCTGCCTGCGCACACGCTCACGCCCGCACAAGCCAGGATGGTGTTCGGCGATGGCAAGATACGTTCCGTCAGCGAGCAGCAGGCGATACTCGATTCGCAGCGTGTGACGGCGAAACGTCGTAGCCGGCCAGGCCCTGACGGACGTGTGCGCTACGACCCCAAAACTGACTTGGTCCGGGTCGGCCGCGCGACCGCGACCGTAGGCGAGTTGATCTCTGTGATCACCGCCCAGCACGCGCCCGATGCTGTATCCGCTGAGGACACCTCTACAGCAGTTGCGATGGTCAAGCTGACTGATCAGGAGCACCGGCAGCTGAAGATTCGTGCTGCCGAGGCCGGCCTTTCGATCCAAGAGTTCGTGCGGCGCGTGCTGGTGAAGTTTGCGGCGCTGTGA